CTAAGGGTGCACGAGTTCAAAAGATGGACACTGTTTCAACAAACAGTCAAGGCAGATTTAGGATTACATTCAATGACTCGACTACCGTTAATATTACAGAAAACTCTCGCCTTCTTGTGGATGACTTTGTGTATGATGGGGGAGGGAAGACGAAGGGCAAACTTGGACTTCGGGTCGCGCTTGGCACCGTCAGATACGCATCAGGCAAAGTCGCAAAAACAAACCCACGAGGCGTAAACATTCGCACACCGACTGCTACTATCGCAGTTCGTGGCACAGACTTCGTTATGTCGGTTGATGAAGCAGGTCGTTCTACGGTCGTGCTGGTTCCCGAATGCTATAACGAATTGGACATCACAAAACAAACTGCCGAATGTCCTAACGGTTCAATCGATGTAATAACTGCATCTGGCGTAGTTACGTTAAACCAACCATTCCAAGCAACAGTTGTAGAAAACAATTTTGCTCCTCCTGCTCCACCAGTAATCATTAATCCTTTGATTAAGACATTAGATAACAACGTTCAAATTGTTCCGTTGGAAACAGATGATGGTCAGAGTTTACTTCAACTTGCTAGAGATAGTTTAAAGAAATTCACTAACCCAGCAAAAGCAGCATCGGATGACAATAAGGATCCAGATGCAGGCACGAATGATAATACAGAACAAGTTACTGTTGCCATGCTTCGCCAAGCAACACCACAAGAACTTCTAGAAGTTTATGCTGAGTTTAACGAAGGTAGTAAACCAGCGGAAACAGTTTATACTAATGTGTCGCCGACATTCAAGAAGAACGTTCAGGTCGGTTGGGTGTATACTCGACTATCAGATGACAGACAACAGGCAGTTACTATCTGGTTAGAGAAGGGTAACGAAGCACAAGTTGTATCCGTTCAAAACGGATTAGTAGATGTCTATAACTTTATGGACGATAAGTGGACAACATCGGGAACTGGTAGACCACAGGGTAATATAACTGTGATGCAAGAAACAGGTGCAAGATGAAAAAACTAATTGCTTTATTTTTACTATTCTTTACGATACCAGCGTTCGCACAAACAAACCTTGGATTTGAAAACGGTAACTATACCGAATGGACTGTCAGTAATGGGTCAACAACTCTAAGAAACAGTTGGAGTCCAAACGGTTCAGGTTCTCAAGTTACAACTGGAATGACTAACTATTGTCCAGGTGGCGGTAAGTGTTGGACAGTTACGCCATATGGTTCTTACATGCTTGCTGTTCAAGCAGGAGCAGGGTCAGTCAACTTCGACCCTGCCATGACATCGCTTGGTTTACAAGGATCCGACATTTCTAGTATCAGATCCTATCTTACATCTCTTGGTGGAAACTCAACTCCAACTAACGCATCTTGGGTTAGAAGAAGCGTAGCATTGCAGGCAGGTGTAACATATACCTTTGCGTGGCAATATCTTTCGACCGATTACGTTCCATTCAATGATGGTTCAATCATAACTCTTACTGGCGGTCCAGGAACACCAACTGTCAATGGTCTTACGCAGAACTATGCGCTACTTGGGTTTACGAATCCAGGAACAGGTAACTATTCTACAAACTCATATGGTGCAACAGGTTGGCAAGTCGCAGTGTTTACTGTTCCTGCTGATGGTAACTATAATCTAGGATTTGCATCATTCAATCTCGGTGATACTTCATTATCGCCAATTTTGTTTATTGATCAGTTACAAGGTAGTACCTCGCTGAATGGAACAGCATTTACTCCAGTTCAACCGAATGCTGGTTCTTCTGCGCCGCCACCTCCTGCACCTGCACCACCTGAACCGACATATCCTCTCGCTTCTATCAGTGCAAACCAATCATTGAAGATTAATCAAACTAATGCGATCACACAAAACTCTATCTACATCAATGTAACTGGTTCTAGCAATTCTGTTTACATCGAACAGTCCTCTAAGCAGAACCAAATCCGTGGCGTAAATGGCGCACAAGCAATGACTATCAATGGTAGTGGTAACAGCGTTACTATTAATCAAGGAACAGCAACTACACCAATCGGCAAGAACTTAGCAGAAGTTTCCGTTACTGGTGATAACAACGTAGTGTCATTGACGCAACAACAAGGCAGCAAATATGCCGAGATTATCACCAATGGACTTGGCAATCAAATCTCGGCTCAACAAAAAGATGCTGGAGGAAAATCGTTGTTTATCAATGCGTTAGGAAATGCTAATAATATCAGTACCTTACAACAGGGAACTGCTAACCATTTTCTGGATATCAGCGCACCATTTGGTGGAGTTACTGCATCGGTTACTCAATTGGGTTCTTCTATGAAGCAATTTCAACTTTTACTAAATAGTCCTGGAATTGGTGTAACTGTCACACAAAATAACTTGACTGCCGCCGACTCTGCGAAAATGGAAATAACATGCACGACTGGACCATGTAATGGATACTCTTATACAAAAAACTAAGAAAGCTCTTCTTTCGCCGTGGTTGGCATTGATTACTTTCGCGGTGCTGTTAGCAGTAAAATTATCAAACCCATACATGGTCGAATCCGCGAGATTGAAGTTTTATGATTATTTGATGCTCGGTTCGCCGACGCAATCTGAACAAATTGTAACTATCAATATTGGGGAGAAAGCAATTGAGAAATATGGCCAGTGGCCTTTCCCTAGGGAAGTCCATGCTCAAATTATTAGCGACATTTATGGCAGAGGGGCTGCTCTTGTTGGCAGCACTATACTTATGCCTGAGCCTGATCGTATGGGGACTGACGGTGTTCTTGTCGATACCCTTAGATCACATCCAGTCGTTCTGAGTCAGACGGTAAGTGATTCTTGTTCTCGGGCAAGTGCGACAATTCGGAGAACAGGCGTTGCCGTAATCGGCGATGGAGAAGCAACTGAATTTCTTCCTCAATATCCGTGCGTTCTAAGTAATATCGCACCTCTTCAAGAAGCCGCAGTCGGTGTTGGGATAACGTCGACCCTACCCGAGAGTGATGGGGTTGTAAGGCGAGTTCCTCTTCTATCTCAAACATCAGGCGAATACTATCCCGCATTTGCTCTAGAGATGCTGCGTGTAGCTGCAGGAGACTCTTCGTATCAAGCCAAGATAAATCAGACTGGGGTTGAAGCATTACGAATTCCTTCTTTTGAAACTATTAAAACTGATGAATATGGAAGAGTATTTGTCAACCCCAATTACGTATTTCCGACTGTTGAAGTAGGTTCTGATATTCCTCGTCTTGATGGGAAAATTGTAATTCTTGGCGTAACTGCTGCTGGAATTGCAAATCCTGTAGCGACTCCATCAGGTGCGCAACATCCCCATGTCCTTCAGGCCAGTCTACTAGAAACTCTGATAAATGGGGATTCTGTTTCGATTCCGAATTGGTCAGCAATTGCGGATCTTGCGGCGTTTCTGGGTCTTGCTCTGGCATTGATCATTCTCTCTAGATTTAGATTTTCGATTATATTTATCGCAGTTCTACTAGGCGGATATTTCTATCTACCATTATATCTGTTCTCGCAACACGGTATTTTACTTGATGTAACATTTAACATACTAGCAATTGCAATAATCTATATGCATATCTACACTGTAAAGTTTATTAGCGAATTCCTTCAGAAGCAACAAATTAAGAAACAGTTTGGTACCTACTTGAGTCCAGATTTGGTAGCAAGACTACAAAGAGAACCAGAACTATTAAAACTTGGCGGAGAGTCTCGCGAACTTTCAATTATGTTTACGGACGTTCGAGGGTTCACTACTATCTCAGAACATTATGGTGAAGATGTCCAAGGCTTGACTTCAATCATGAATCGTTATATGACGGTCATGACAAAAGCAATTCTTGAAAATAACGGCACACTTGATAAGTATATCGGCGATGCACAGATGGCATTCTGGAATGCGCCTCTCGATAATAACCAACATGCACTAGATGCAGTTAAAACATCATTTCAGATGCTAAAAGATTTGGAGACTTTCAATGAAGAAGTTCAAAGAGAAGGCATTCCCGCTTTTGGGATGGGTCTTGGTATTAACACTGCCACTGTGGTTGTTGGTAATATGGGCAGCACTCAGCGTTTTGACTATACTTGCTTGGGGGATGGCGTTAATCTGGCTGCTCGTCTGGAAGGTCAAACCAAGTCTTATGGCGTCAAACTCATCGTCGGACCGCAAACTGCCGAACTGGTTAGGGATGTATACCAAGTAGTCGAACTTGATTTGATTGCAGTTAAAGGTAAGACACTGCCAGCTAAGATTTTCACTATCTTGGAAACCTTCGATCATCCAGGCGAGAAACAGCATGAGAAGTTTCTTACATTTTATCGTGAAGGTAACTGGGAAATAGCCAAAAAATTTGCCAGCGACTTAAAGAAGTGCTGGCAAGGTGAACTATCTGATTATTACGACTCGATGATTAGCCGTATTGAAGAGTTTCAGGTATCGCCTCCGAAAGATTGGGACGGCGTGTATCGGGCGACTTCGAAGTAACTTCTTGTTCGAATAGTTCCTTCTCCATCTGAAGGAAGTGTTGTTCTAGTTCTTCGGTGTTCATTATGCAACCTTCCTTTTATATGCCACACGGCCTTCAAGATATTCTTCAAAAGACGAATAGGTAGGAATACCATTCGCTTCTAGTTCAAAATTAATTTCAAGAAACTCGGCATGTTCATACTGCCAACCGTTCCATGTGACACCCAACTCTTTAAGCAGGGTCTCTTCACTTCTAGATATCTCAAGAATCATCACAATCTCCATAACTTATAATCTAGTTATAGACGATTCGCGACCAAATGTCAACCATTATTTTTCTATTGACAATCTTGGCTATATGTTGTATTGTAAAAGTCTTGAGGAGATTATTATGTCAATGCATCTGTTGGGCCCAGCTTATACTACAACAAATACCAAAAATAGAAAGACTGTAAATAAGGGAATCACTGGTAAGTATGCTCAGGACTGGGTAGACTACAATAAGCAGATGAAACGTCTTGGTTCTTCGACTAAGACCTTTGACGAATATGTGCAATACCGTCAAGGTAAGTATAAGCCTAAGCTGCGTGGCACTCCCATGCCAGCAGCGTATAAATCCGATCATCGCGAACGTTATAAATCTGTAGATAGCGGTGGTATGACGTTTGCTAAGAAGCCTAATGAATATACTGGTACTCTGATCAGGGGTATTGCCACGATGCATAAATCTAATGCAGTACCAGTAATTAATCAAGATCAGATGGAAGAAATCTCAAGGATGCGTAGATGAGTGAAATAGATGATGCTTTAACCACACTAAATTCTGTAGGCGAGGGATTTTGTCCACAGAAGTGGAGATGGCTTGCGCTGTATCTGCATTCGGGTGACAAGCATAGCTGCCATCATCCTAGTCCTAGAATTATTCCGCTGGAAGAAATTGAGGAAGATCCAGCCGCTCTTCACAACACACTTTATGAGAAATTCACTAGAAAGTATATGCTTTCTGGTGGTAAACCGCCTGGTTGTTCATATTGTTGGAATATTGAAAAGATTGGTAAGGTCAGCGACCGCGTATTGAAGAATATTGATAAAATTAATCCTATTTTTGATCTTAATGAAGAAACCGAACTTCTACGCAATACTCCATGGGATCAGAACGTAAATCCATACAACATGGAAATTAGTTTTAGTAATGCGTGTAATTTCAAGTGTGGATATTGCACTGCATCTTTTTCTTCTATGTGGGAACAAGAACTTGAAGAATTTGGTGACTATGATCTAACAGACAGTCCATATGGAACTAGAGGAAAGAAAATATATTCTGAGAAAGAATATAATCCCTATGTGGAAGCATTTTGGAAATGGTGGCCAGAACTAAAAAAAGAGTTGAAGATTTTCCGTATTACTGGTGGTGAACCTCTGATGACCACCAATACATATCGTCTGTTAGAGACGTTGCGTGACGAGGGTAATTCTGACCTTATGTTGCAGATTAATACCAATCTCGGTGTAACCAATCGAAAAGTTGTTGAAGTAAGTAATACTGTTCGAGAACTTATAGATAACAATAAGATTAAGAATTTTCGTTGTTTTACCAGTATTGAATGCACCGGTAAACAAGCTGAATACATTCGGCGTGGTCTGGACTACGAGTTGTTTAAGAAGAATGTTGACACCGTTCTAGAATTGGTCCCAACTGCTTACATGTCCTTTATGGTAACGTATAATAATCTTGTAGTACCGTATTTCAGAGACTTCTTAGATTATATTGTGGAACTTAGAAAAAAATGGGGCAAAGATAGAATTATTGTTGATATTCCACATCTTAAAGAACCGCCACACTGGACAATCAATATTCTAACTAAAGATTTCGGTAAGTATATCGATTCTGACTTGAAATTCATTCAGGAGTCTGAATGGTTTACTGATATAGAACGTCAAAAGATGTTACGTATTCGAGATTACTTTTATAACGATGAACATGCAATTGATGATACGTATCGTCTAAATGCCAGACGAGATTTTGCTAAGTTTTTCCCAGAATACGATAGACGAAGCAAAAGCAACCTAGTGGAAGTATTTCCAGAATTCAAAGAATTTTTAGAATGGTGTAATACCCTATGAACGATGAAAATCAACGCGGTGATGAAGTAACTGCCGATCTAGATGGAGCATACAAGAGTGTTTACTTTGACAACACTAAGGATATGCTGGAAGGCTTAAACAAAGTAAGTCCTTCCTTTTGTCTTGCAAAGTGGTTTAATGTCAGCATTCATATTCCTACTGGCAGAACTCATAGTTGCTATCATCCTAGAACCCATAAGGTTCCTTTAGAGGAACTTGCGGCAGATCCAGGTGCTTTACATAACACAAAATACAAGAAAGAACAGCGAAAGAAGATGTTACTAGGCGAAAGACCGTCGGAATGCTCTTTCTGTTGGGATATCGAAGATACTGGTAATATGAGCGATAGAGCGTATCGCAGTTTTGATGTTAACTCGCCGGGTATTATCGATGAAGCGTTAGCAGTTGGGTTTGAAGGAAATCCTGCCCCCAAATATTTGGAAGTCAACTTTAATCAGGCCTGCAATTTAAAATGCACATATTGTTCCCCTCATTTGTCTACAGAGTGGCATAAAGAAATTAAAGAGCATGGTCCATATCGGCTTTTCGATAGAACTCATAATGACGATGGTTGGATGAAAGAACAGGGTTGGGTGCCGGATAATTCTCCTGTAAATCCATATCTTGTTGCATTCTGGGAGTGGTTTCCTACTGTATATGACAAGTTAAAGACATTTCGTATGACAGGCGGCGAGCCTTTGATGGATAAGAATACTTTTAAGATTTTTGACCATGTCAAGAAAAATCCAAAACCAGATTTGACGCTAAGTATTACTAGCAATTGTTGCCCTCCAAAAGGACAGTGGCAAAAGTTTATGGATGACTTGAAAGAAATCACAGATCAGGATGCAATCGATCACTTCATGCTCTTCTGTAGTCTCGATAGTTGGGGAAAACAGGCAGAGTATATTCGGACAGGTATGGATTTTGATGTTCTTTATAAAAACATCACACAATTTTTGAGTGAAGGTGAAAAGCATTCTCTAACCTTTATTGTGACATGTAACATTCTATGTTTACCGAATTGGATGACATACTTTCAAAATATTTTAAGATTGCGTCAAGAGTATAATACGGATAGACAGTTGGTTTGGTTTGATACTCCTATGCTTACTGATCCTAAGTGGCTGAGTCTAAAGTTGGCATCTAAAGAGATGTTGCAGCCTTTGCTAAATAGTATCGAATTTATGGAGCAAAACAAAGAGACCGTATCAAATCGATTTAAGGGTTTCAAAGATTATGAAATTGACAAAGTAAAGCGCCTTTATGACTGGGCAGTTGAACCAATGCCTAAAGATGAAGAAATTCTTCATAAGAAAAACTTCACTATGCATTTTAGAGAACATGATAAGCGGCGTAAGACTAACCTCAAAGAAACATTTCCAGAAATGATAGAATTTATTGAAGAATGCGAAGGCCTGATTAATGAGTGATAATTTAGAATATATTAATAAGGTAAAAAAAGTCCGAGATACACTGAATACAGTGGGTAATGGATTTTGTCTGCAAAAATGGCGCCACGAGACTCTGTATCTTCATATGGGCGACAATCACAGTTGTTATCATCCTCGCCCTCGTCATATTCCTTTAGAAGAAATTGCTGAAAATCCTTCTGCACTTCATAATACGAAGTGGAAGAAAGAACAGCGTAAAATTATGCTTGAGGGCGGACGTCCAGAAGAATGTTACTACTGCTGGAACGTAGAAAATCTTCCTGGCGAAAATTTTAGCGATAGAATGTTTCATAATGCAAGTCATTGGATAGATGCCGCCGCTGAAACTGAAATGATTAAGAATACGGCATGGGATGCAGACTACAATCCTTACTTCCTTGAAGTTAGTTTTGGTGCAGGTTGTAATTTTAAGTGTGGTTATTGCTGTCCACAAGCATCTTCACTATGGGAAGATGAAATCCGCAAGCATGGTAATTATGACATTAGTTATAATCAGTATGGGATTGAATATCTAGAAACTAGTAAGGTGTATAGAGATGACGAATACAATCCCTACATCGAGGCATTTTGGAAGTGGTGGCCTGACCTAAAGAAGGATCTCCGTGTTCTTCGCCTGACGGGCGGCGAAGCACTTATCAACTCAAACACAATGAAGTTGTTTAAATTGATTGAAGAGGGTGATGGTACTCAGCATCTTGAATTGAATTTGAATAGTAATCTTGGCGTTTCGAATAATCGAGTGACAAAGTTTGCTGAAACAGTAAAGTCGATGATCGAAAATAAGAAAATTAAGGATTTCAAACTTTACACAAGTCTAGAATCGTGGGGACCGAAGGCAGAATATATGCGCAGAGGTCTGGATCAGGATCTTTTCTTGCAGAACGTAGAAACATATCTAAGAATTGTTCCAAAAGCAAACATTAGTTTTATGTGTACCTACAACATTCTGTGTGTTGCTTCTTTCCGTCCATTCTTAGAAAAGATATTAGAACTTCGCGATAAGTGGGGTAAAGAGCGTATTGGATTTGATACGCCGTATCTAAAAGAACCACCACATTGGATGATTAATCTTCTTCCGCCAGAATGGGTATCATATATCGATGAGGACCTTGATTTCATCAAGCAGCGTATTACTCCATACGGAATGGAGTTTGGATTCAATGAACATGAATGGGAAAAGCTAAAGCGAGTAAGAAATTACTTTGTGACTGGTGGACCTAGGATTACTCCTGAATTAATCGAAACCGGTCGCAAGGACTTCTATAAGTTCTTTTCCGAATATGACAAACGTTCTCCTGGGCTTAATCTAATAGAAACTTTTCCTGAATACAAGGATTTTTACCACATGTGCAAGGAATTAACTGAAAATGCAAGTTGAACCACTATACAAATCGTGGCGCAATATTACTGCGATGCACATTGAATTATCTAATAAATGTAATGCAGGATGTCCTATGTGTCCTCGTTATATCAATCAGGGTAAAGAAATCAATCCTCTTCTAAATCTAACAGATATTTCTCTAGAACAATTCAAAGAATGGTTTCCTATTCCGTTTGTTTCACAACTTAGACGGGTGTATGCATGTGGGAATTATGGAGATCCTATTACTGCTAAAGATACTTTGCCAATATTCAAGTATTTGCGAGAAAATAACCCATATCTCTCATTAGTAATGCACACAAATGCTAGTGCTAGATCGGAAGGTTGGTGGAAAGAACTAGGTCAAATTCTCAACGGAGAAAATCAACGAGATGATGGTGTAACTTTTTCTGTTGATGGCTTATGGGACACAAATCACCTATACAGAAGAAATACCAATTTTGCTAAAATTCATGCTAATATGAAAGCATTTACTGCCGCAGGCGGCATAGCTAAATGGGACTTTATCGCGTTTGATTTTAATGAGCATCAAATTGACGAAGCCAAGGCCATCGCAAAAGAATTGAATTTTAGAACTTTCAATATTAAAAGAACAACTAGATGGCAAGGATATGATGCAGCCGGAAGAGGGTACTACAGAGTTAGAAATCCAGATGGTTCCTCATACTACATCAAGCAACCGGAAGAAGAGAGACTAAAGCATCAAAATGATGTTGTTTTTGCAAAAGCAATAAAGAATCTTATTCCACAATATATCACAAATGAAGAATTTGGTAGATTGATGCCTGAAAACACAGAAGAGTTTTTAGTAAATCATGATCCCGACTCCAACGAAACAATTAAGATTAAACACAACTCTTTGGGTATTATGTGTCGAGCAAAGATTAATGAACACCAGAAAAACAACGAAGTGTTCTTGTCTGCCACAGGTCATGTTTTCCCTTGTTGTTTTCTAGGCGGAGAACCATGGAGATTTGGTGCGCAATGGTCAAATCCTAATGATAACTCGCTTAAAATGATCGAACTTAATGGTGGTATGGACTCACTGGATCTTCATAAGCATACTTTAGAAGAAATTATTAATACTGCATATTTTCAAAGATATCTACCGATGAGTTTCGAGCGTGGTAGTTCGATGCGCAGTCATCAATGCAGTTCTTGTTGTGGTTTAGAATTCAATAAACTGGATCAGGGTGAATTGGGTAATAATAGAAATCACGTAAACGAGGTACAATAATGTCAGATACTATTTGCGTATATCCCTGGATGAATTTGAGCATTGGCTCACACGGGGAATTTAGGCCTTGTTGCAATGCGATTGGCTCAAAACAAGTTCAAGAAAACATCAAAGACAAAGAAAACTATGATGTGAATACATTACTGAAAACAAAAACCATGTCGTATCTGCGAGATGAAATGTTAAAGGGGAATAAGCCAGAACTTTGCTCACGATGCTGGAATATCGAAGACTCTGGTAATAAGAGTTTTAGAGATTATGCGAATTCAGTCTTTCGTAAAGAATATGATAGGATTGTGGCTGAAAAAAGTCCAGAGCCTATTGGTATTGTAAAAGTTGAATTTGATTTGGATGCCAAGTGCAATCTTAAATGCAGAATGTGTGGGCCGTTCAGTAGTTCTCTGATTCGTAAGGAAGTAGATGAACACCCGGAAGCAAAACAATATTATCAGTCTAGTTGGTCGGATACAAAGTGGATTGATGCCGTAGATATCAATGAGGTATTGTCACAACATATTCATACTATCAAACAAATTTATTTGATAGGCGGTGAACCGCTAATCATTGATGAAAACCTTAAGCTACTACAATTTTTATGCGAGACTGGTGCGGCAAAAAACATTGCGCTACACTATAATACCAACGGAATGAACAACCCGTATGAATTTATCGACTACTGGAAACAGTTTAGAGAAGTTCATCTCGGCCTTAGTATTGATGGTTATAAGTCAACGTTTGAATATATTAGATTTCCTGGTAGGTGGAAAAAAATCGAAAAGAACTTATTGACTTACAAAACCATTATGCAAGAACATCAAAACATTCATGCTACCATAAGCACAACATTACAAAACTTATCTTTGGATACAATGGCAGACTTGATTCGTTTCTTTGATACGGTTGGAATTCACTGTTCCGTTATTCCTGTTAATAGTCCAGATTTTTTGCAGCCTGATGTTATGCCCGAAGATAATTATAATCTTAGATTGAACGAATTGCGGGAATATTTTGAGGTTCAGAAAAATACTAATGCTTTAAATAAACAAGCAGTAGAATTTATCATCAAATACCTGGAATCCAGAACCGATAATCTACATAATCCTATTATTCAAAATAATTTTGTTATGAAACAACAGTTACTTGATAAGATCAGAAAACAGAATGTGTTTGAAACCTATCCTTGGGCTGAAAAATGTCTACCAAAAAATTAACTTGTCTGACTGCCAAATATGGAATTGCAACCGAGACTATGGGCAATGCTAAAACATGCTGCATGGCAAGAGACGTATTATTAGACGATGATGGCAAGGAGATGCGGTTCAATACGCATAAGCCTAGTCAGTTTTGGAAAAGCAATCACAGACGAGAAATTTTGGAAGCATTAGATGCTGGCATTCAGCATCCCAATTGTATTGCTTGTTGGGAAGAAGAAAATGCTGGAGGAAAAATTAGTAAGCGCCTGAGAGAGCAACATTTGTGGGAAAAATATGAACAGGATTATCCTGATGTTATGGGCCCAGAAACGCCGTTCTATATTGACATGAAGTTTGGTAATACATGCAATTTAAGGTGTAGAACGTGCAACTCAAATAGCAGTAGTGCTTGGCAAACAGAAGAATATGATGTATATTTAAAAGAATATGCAGATAAAAGAAAATTTCTTGCCCGCTTCGAGCCCGCGAGAATAAGTTACTCGGATGACAATCCATTATTGTGGGAAGAATTTGAACAATGGATTCTACAATCTAAAAGAATTGACTTTTATGGCGGTGAACCGTTATTAATTACTAAGCCATGGAAAATGTTACATAAGTGTATTGAAGCTGGGGTAAGTAAGTCCCAGTACCTGCATTGTAATACAAATGGCACAATTTTTCCTAGTCAAAAACAGATTGATGTTTTCACTCAGTTTCAAACCTCTGATATTGCACTAAGTATCGATGGAATAGAACAGGTATTTGAATACATGAGACATCCTGCAAAATGGGATGTGGTTCTTGCAAATATTGACAAGTTTCATGAGTTAAGTCGGAAACATCCGTCAATAAAGATTAGTTTTTGTTATACTATAAGCATAGCTAATATTGACCACATCACAGAGTTTGATAGATTCATACGTAATAGATATGGAGTGAATTCTGGTATATGGTATAACATGTTATACAAGCCAGATCATTATAAGATAACCAATTTGCCCAGAGAAATTAAGCTAGAGCTAATCCAAAAAATCACATCTTATATTTCTGAATATAAAGAGGCTAATGAATGGAATTTTGATACGCTAAGAAATGTGACTACGCATTTAATGTCAGAGAGGCCTTCGGAAAGACATTTCAGCAATTTCTATGTTATTTCAGAAAAACATGATAAGTATAAAAATCAAAAGTTTTCTGAATACTTTCCAGACTGGGCAAAAAAATTGGAAGCATATAGATGATTCCTAATATTTACGAGTTACACATCGAACTCACCAATAACTGTAATGCGGCATGCCCCGGATGCACACGTAACTGGATGGGTGGGAAAACTAAAAGCACGATTGAATTATCTCAGATTAGTCTAGAAAAATTTAAAACTTGGTTCACGCCGGAAGTATGTGAAAAAGTTGAAGTGTGGATTTTATGCGGAAGTTCTGGTGATCCCTCATTGTGTAGGGATCTACACGAAATTGTTTCCTATATTCGAGAAGTGTCGCCTAAATCAGCGATAAGACTTCACACAAACGGTGGCACTAGAAATGAAGATTTCTGGCAAAAAATGGGCGCGTTATTCAATCCAGAATTATACAAGGGAGATATCGTCTTTAGTATAGATGGGCTTGAAGACACCAACCATATATATCGTAGAAATGTCAAATGGGATACGGCATTTAATAATTTTATTGCCGCTACTACCACTGGTGCGAATATTGTCTGGGAATTTTTAGTATTTGCCCACAATGAACATCAGGTTAATTACGCTAAAAGTTTGGCCGAGAGTGTTGGAGCAAAATTTATTGCGAAACGACCGCTAGGATTTGAGAGTGTTAGTAGTATTCCAGTTCATGATGCTACCGGTAAGTTTGAATATGCAATTCAGGCACCATCTGAAAAATATAGAGTGTCTTTTCAATATGACAACGAAAGAAACATCGTTTTTAGAAACTATGATGTAGAGCGAATGGATAAAACGGCTGTTGATGTAAGAGATATCTTTATGAGCATAGAAGACGAACATGAAGATTTTAAAAAGATATTCAGAAGTCCAAAAGAATATACCAGTGAACTAGAGCATACTGAAATCGAACCTAAATGCAATTCTAATAACAAGAAAACATTTTATGTCAATTCTAGTGGCGATTTACTACCATGTTGTTGGTTTGATAGTGCGATTAATAATAGCTATCATAGAATTGATGAATATCAATTTAAAAAATGGCATTATTCTCAAACAAGAACTTCCTCCATCAATCTAAATACTAGCAACTTTCAAACAATTGTCGATGGTCTTTACTATCAAAATCTGAAAGATACATGGAAGAAGAAAAGCTGCTCTGACGGTAAACTTTATGTTTGCTCAGAAGCATGTGGTAAAAATAATAATAGGGACGAAATTTATGTTGTTTAAATGGATTCAAAGATTATATAATTCATATGTTCTAAAGCAAAAGTATAAAAAGAGACTGGCTGAGATCCGAAAGCAGGACCCGTTCATTTATGATTGAATTCGATAGAATCATTGCTTATGGTTGTAGTATGACTGCCGGTGATGAAACGCTAGATCATGTTTTTGTTGATGCGTTAACGGAATACGAAGTTGATAAAACAAAAATTGACTTGGGCGGATTATACTGTCCTGAGTGGAATACAAAATATTATAATCCGAAGTATTGTTCCGATAAAACTTTATTCGATGAGAACGGCAGATGGGATTGGGGCGAACAGATACGCCGTACCAAAGAAGTGGCATGGCCGCGTTGGCTGGCAGATAAGTTTGGCGTTCCTTGGATAAACAGAGGGCTTGGTGGAGCAGGCATGGAGTATTCAATATACTGCTATGAGGAAGACCTGGCCACTGGGAAAATCGGAGATAAAGACTTAGTTCTATTTGGATTAACAAGTGCTAATAGATGGTTTTGGTTAAATGAGAATGGAATAACGAAGAAGCCGTTATTGTCATATCATGCGGATTGGCCCTCGCCGAAATTTCACAAAGATTATGTAGCTACCGTGGGAAACACATATCAAATATGCTGGGATGCCTACTGGCAAATTCAATATATTGATAATCTCTACCATCGAACAAATGGTAGAGTAAAAAGTTTTCATGTCACCACTAACTACAATAATATTTTCAAAGGGATTTCAGATCCGACTTTCTATCAATCAAATATGTATCGTATAGCAGAAAAAAGTAAAGATTTGCCCTCCATCATGAAACTTGATTATTATTTTAAGAGTTATGAATATGGTAGAAATTGGAATGCATTAGAGCCTCATCCAAAATATTGTGGTTTCGGTCATCCTAAAATTTCTGAACACCAAGTGATGGCAGAAGAACTATATAAGTATTTGATTAATGAATAAATTCTGTGAATATCCTTTTACTGGATTATTTCTCAACACCAACGGAGATATTAAGTTCTGTTGTGCTGGCTCTTTTCCTTTGGGTAACATAAAAAAAGACAATCCTTCTGAGATGTTACTAGGGAAAAAGGCTAATAAAATTCGTGAAAATATTCTACTTGGCCAACCAGAAAGTTATTGTTCTTATTGTGATTTGGCAGAAAAAGGAGGAAGTATATCACAACGAAAGATTACTAATCCTAAAAACTTCTCTGAACCAACAGATTTTCAATTGACATCCCTGGATCTAAGATGGGACAACACATGTAACCTAAGTTGTATTTACTGTAACTCACAATTTAGTTCTAAGTGGGCATCTATACTCCAAGACAATTTTGAAAAGAACTCGAAAGATACCGATGCTCAATTGCTTGAGTTTATAAAACAGAATGCAGATGACGTTTTTAGTGTGCAACTTCTAGGGGGTGAGCCTCTACTACAGAAGCAAAATTTGGATTTAATTGATATTTTACCTGACAAGTTTTACTATGTCCTATCTAATATGGCGGTAGATGTTAAAAACAATGACGTTGCTAAAAAGCTATTAACTCTAGGAAAAAAAGTTAAGTGGGCAGTTAGCTTTGAAACTATTAAGGACAAATTCGAATATATTAGACATGGTGCAAAATGGAATGCATTTGAGGAAAATGTAAAATATATTAGAAATTTTAGTGATAGTAAACTTACTATTCATGCAACCTATTGTTTGCCCAGTGCTTTAAGTTTAGTGGAATTCTGTGATTATGTTTACTACAGCGACTATTATGACGGTATTACATTTCAGCTATTGACTTCTCCTCGTTCACTTAATATTTTTGCTGCTACGCCTGAAATAAAAAAATTAGCAATAGATCAGTTAGATATATGCATCGACAAATATGAATCCTACTTTTCTTCTGATATCATTCAATTGGTAAATATCAGAGAAAGTCTTCTATCTCATGTTGACGACAATGAAGTTACAAATGTTAGAGATGAAACGATACAATTAGATTCTTGGATTGAAGAATTAGAAACAAAATTTCTTAAAAAAGACATAAAATTTTATAACTTGTGGAATGAGCTAAGTGTCGATCCGATACCATAATATTGAAGAATGCAACATAAAAAGAACAATTTTTTATGGCTGTTCCAATACTGCTGGGTCCGAATTGGCAGATGCGGATATATTCGATATGTCGCTCAAAGAAGTCAATACTTTGAAAATGAGATATGGGCGCAGCAACTGGAACGCACAACTATACAGTAAAGTTTATGCCATGTTAGATCCAAGGTGTTCGGAATCAGCTAATGACCGATATGTGAAATTGTGCAATCAATATTCATACGCAAAACATCTTAGTGATATGTTATCCACGGAATATGTGAACTTTGCTGAACCAGGCACTTCTCAAAAAAAGATATTGTTTAATATACTGTCGGATATAGCAAATGGTTATTACAAAGATGGAGATGTGGTATTTATAGGAGCGACATCTCCTGTAAGAGATATGATCATAGATGAAGAAGGTAATTTACACAACTTTATTATGTCTCATAGACATACATTAAATAAACTAGAGACCTTATATGATGCACTGATACAAATTAATAACGAATATCAAGTGGCCCTGAACAATATGATTATTTTACGGTCAATACAAACTGCTTTACACCAAGAAAATATACCACATATTTTTATAGAAACGCATCCCTACATTCCTTATCCTGATGATCCATCTAGTCAGCATTCTAATTTAAAATTCTTAAAAACAAAAACAGACATTGATTTAATTAAACGTCTAAAAACGATTTATAAAGATACATTTGATAGATTGAATTTTGTACCTGTTGGCTCAATGTATAAATATAAGGGTGAAAGATGTGCTTATGGACATGCTGGCATCGAAGCCCACAAAATGTTTGCTACCGAAATATATGATTATTTGATAAAACCAAAATAGGATTCTTTATGATTGAATGGGGTATATCTGCGGCCGCACACGATGCGTCTTTGACTGTTGTTTCTGGCAATGAAATTTTGTTTGCTTCCCATGCAGAAAGATATTCTGGTATCAAAAACGACAAAGACTTAAATGATGATTTAATTCATGCTGCTTTGAAATTTGGCAAACCAGAAAAAATTCACTGGTATGAAAAGCCTAAACTTAGGGCAATGAGAAGACTGTTAGCCGGTCAGGGACTGATTCGATTTAGTGTCAGGCAGTATCTTGAACATTTTGGTCTAAAAGATATTCCGGTAGAGTTTGCTTATCACCACGAGTCACATGCCGCTGCTGGCTTTTACACTTCGCCATATGATGATGCAACCGCTCTTGTTATTGATGCTATTGGGGAATTCGATACTGCATCAATCTGGAAATGTTCTGGTAGTAAACTCAAAAAGAAATGGTCTATGGACTATCCCAAGTCTTTGGGCCTGTTCTATTCTGCTATGACAGATAGAATTGGGTTAAAGCCCAATGAAGACGAATATATCTTAATGGGAATGGTAGCATATGGTGATCCTGGAAAGTATTATGATGAAGTAAAAAATCTTTGGAAATCTGAGAACCTGCATCGTGGATGTCGCTGGTGGAGGCCAGATGATGGAGACCTGGACATTTATAGTGTCGCTGCGGCAACTCAAAAAGTCTATGAAGAAGAATTCGAAAAACTTCTGATACGAGCAAAAATGAAAGACCCCGGACAAAATAATCTCGTTCTTATGGGTGGTTGTGCGTTAAACTGTAGTGCAAATCATATTGCACGAAAGTATTTTGATAATGTCTGGATTATGCCTAATCCTGGAGATTCGGGTAGTTCTTTGGGTGCGATTGCAGCTAACAACAGACAAAAATTGAACTGGAAGGGTCCATATCTAGGTGCAGATATGGGAGGAGAATATCCAGTAGAAAAACTCTTGACAGAATTGCATAAGGCTAGTATAGTAGGAGTTGCAAATGGTCAAGCTGAATTTGGTCCTAGAGCATTAGGTAATCGCAGCCTTCTAGCTGATCCAAGAGGACATGACATTAAGGATAAAGTAAATGCCATTAAAAAGCGTCAAAAATTTCGGCCATTCGCTCCAGTTATTTTGGCAGAACATGCGAGAGACTACTTTGAGATGTCATGGGAAGACTCCCCTTATATGCAATATACTTCAAGATGTAAATATCCTGATCAGTTTCCTGCTATTGTCCATGCTGATGGTACAAGTCGCGTCCAAACTGTGACAAAAGAGCAACACTCTGGACTGTATGAACTTCTTAGTAGGTGGTATGAAGAAACCGGCTGTCCAATGCTATTGAATACTAGTCTTAATATCAAGGGTATGCCCATGGTGAATAACTTCAAAGACGCGGATGATTTCGAGGCGAAATACATGGTAAAAGTCTTTTCCTAATAAATATTAACATGAATAACATCCTCCAGTTTCCAGATAGATTTCGTAAGGAACCTAGACGCTATCGCATACCGTTATATACGGATGCCGATGTGGAGCTTGTTTTATTTTGCGTCAATGCTTTCGGAGTTACACCAGAAAGAAACATGATGGACGATTTATTAGAAATGGACCCAATTGAAGTTATAGAATGTCTTGACATTGCGAGGGAATCTGATATAATATCAAGTGTAGCAAAAGAGCATATACGCTGCATACGTGAATCTATCGAAGAAAGTTAATATATCATGAATATCTTTTATTTGGATCGTGACGTTTCCAAATGTGCTGAATATCATAATGACAAGCATGTCGTTAAGATGATCTTAGAATATGCACAACTGTTATCTACTGCACATCGCGTAATCGACGGTGAACAATACCTAGACAAAACTGCGAATGGCCGTTCAATCAAGCGTTGGCGTATGGAAGACAACACCCTTGAAACAGTTCTCTACAAAGCAACACATATCAATCATCCGAGTGCTATCTGGGTTCGCCAGTCTAACAATAATTATAACTGGCTTGTATGTCTATTCCAATCCCTACTGGCAGAATACACTTATCGGTATGGTAAAATTCATGCGACCGACCGATTAGTTTATTTTCTTCGCAAGCCACCCAAAAATATTCCGGTAAGTTATCTAACACAGCCGACGCCTGCGATGCCAGATGAATACAAGGTACAAGGTGATTCCTTACAATCATATCGTAACTATTATATCGGCGCAAAAAAAACTATGGCAAAATGGAAAAATCGTGAAATTCCTTGCTGGTGGAAAGATGATACACAATAAATAACTACATGAAGACAGTTATACCGATTTCTCTTCCCGAATCCATCGTGCCTCCCTCGGCACTAGGCGACTCTGCTATTGCAGTGTCGCCTTTTTTGTATCAACCTCAAACCTCAAAGGACTGTTATGTCAAGAAGAAAACAAAACGCCTTACAAGTTGTCTCAAATAATGACTCGCCCGTAACCCTAGAGAAGAGTAAGCTATGCAAAGTAAAATACGAAGACCTAAAAAATATTCAACCAAAAACCTTTAATCAGAGACAATTTTTTGAACTTTATAATCAACAGTCCGCAGCAATATTACTTCACGGTGTAGCAGGAACAGGGAAAACATACATCGCGCTTTTTAAGGCACTAGAAGAAGCACTAGATCCAGAAACAGTATTTGAGCGAGTAGTAATAGTCCGCTCTGCTGTTCCATCAAGAGAAATTGGTCACCTACCTGGTGATGAAAAAGAAAAGACAGAAGTTTATCAGTTACCTTATGTAGAAATCTGCGAGGATTTGTTTAATCATATCCAGCCATTTCAGCGATTGCAAGAACAAAAGTCAGTGAACTTTATGATCACTTCATTTGTTCGTGGTATCACTCTAGATAATTCCATCGTCATCGTTGATGAATGTCAGAATATGACGGATATGGAATTAAATTCAATTATGACCAGAATTGGCAGAAACTCAAAGATCATATTCTGCGGAGATTTCCGACAGACTGATCTATATAAAAAGACCGATATGTCTGGACTTCAAAAGTTCATCGCTATCGCCGAACTAATGCCCTCGTTCAAAACTGTAGAGTTTTCTGTTCATGATATAGTAAGGTCCAAATTGGTTAAAGAATATATTCTGGCCAGATTAGAATATGAGGAGAGATACGCATAAAAGACTTGACAAACTATGCGAATCATGTTATAAGAGTATATGTTTAAAACGATCTATGATTATACTGATTTCGCCCAAGATGAAACAAGAGAAGATGGTAGCAGAGTTTATGTCAATGCCTCGGGTGTTGGATATCCCTCTGCTACCACTGTTCTCGGTGTTCTGAATAAAGATGGCATCAACAAGTGGCGTGAGCGCGTTGGTGAAGAAGAAGCCGACCGCATTTCTAAGCAGGCTTCTACTCGCGGTACTAAAATACACACACTTACCGAAGCATATTTAAAGAATGAAGAAGTCGATTTTGATAGCGTGAGAGCGTCCTTGCTCGACAAGGAAATGTTTACTAAGTTTAAGTCAATTCTTGAACCTATCGATAACATTCACTGCCAAGAGCTGGCATTATACAGCGACTTCCTGCGTATGGCTGGTCGCGTTGACTGTATCGGAGAATACAATGGTATTCGCGCCGTAATCGACTTTAAGACTTCTAATCGGCCCAAGAAGAAGGAATATATCAGTTCCTACTTTATGCAGACCGCTGCATATGCAATCATGTATGAAGAACGAACTGGTATTCCTGTTCCCTTTCTTGTTATCTTGATTGCTGTAGATGGCGATGAGCCTCAGGTGTTTGTAGAAAAGCGCGACAACTGGGCCAAAAAACTTATCGAAACTCGTGATTTATTCGAAGCGAGTCGTAATAAATAGTTTGATGATAAAAGACCGCATACAGTTTACGGAATCCGCACTTGAGCATTTTCGTAATGTCTCAGTTTCAAATAACGCACTAGGTGTTCGACTATCTCTCGCAGGAGGTGGATGTGCCGGGTTCAGTTACAAGTGGGATTTGGTAAAGAGTGCTGACGAACTCGTAGAAGATGACTTTCCACAAGAGTATGATGATTGGACGTTCTGGCTGGATAGACCGTCGGAACTATATCTTATAGGTAGCACCGTTAATAAAAAAGTTGATATTATTGGTAGCGTCATTGAAATACAAGCACCGCTTGCTTCTAGTAGCTGCGGCTGCGGAGAGAGTATCAATTTTAATCTATAGGATAATATAATGGTTAATTTAGAAATTCCCGGTTGGATGACCGAGCAAGAACTTCATCAAATCGAGAAATGGGCGAATGAGGTTCCAGAGAATGGAGTCATCATGGAGATCGGCAGTCTCTACGGACGTAGCGCATATACATGGGCAAAGTCCTGCCATCCCTCTGTAAATGTATATTGTGTAGACACATTTTATGCCCCGCAGACAGACACAGATTTCCATGGTGAGTTCCACAAGAACACTAAGGATATACCAAATATTCATAGCATCCGCGCTGCCTGTCCGTATTTTAAATACTCGGAATATGTAAACAACCCTGCAGATATATTCTTTGTCGATGCCGCACACACTAATCCAAATGACTGGCATATCATTCAATATGGACTGAGAAATCTAAAAAGTGGTGGTCTACTGTGCGGCCATGACTATGTGGAGGGCTGGCCAGAAGTCGTGTGGCCACCCGGTTGGCCAGACGTAGTTGAGAACGTAAAACGACTAGAGCAACAACTCGGTAAACCTGCTACGTTCTACCCTGGCACATCATTCTGGTCATTTGTAATCGATGCTGCGGCGTGAAGAATATAAAAAACTGTTGACTTCCAAAGCAAACTAGTGTATAAATAGATTATCAGTTGTTGACAATCAACAATAAAGGCGGAAAGACCGGGGTTCGACTCCCCGCACCTCCACCAAGAGGAAATTATGGTAATTTGCAGTTGTCGTGACATACGTGACTCTCAGTATACTAACCTAGAAGATTTAAGAGCGCGTATAATAGAAGATGATTTTTGCTGCGGTACTTGCCTAGATGAGTTTCTTGTTGATGGGGGTGACCTTGGAATTCGATTTTCGTGTAATAGGGCGGTTCGAGACTGATTGCTTGGCAAAGTGCCACTAAACGTAAATGCAAACGATAACGTTGCCTTTGCAGGATATGCGCTAGCCGCATAATCTCATTGGGTTTTTGATAGTTTTCCCTCGAAACAGAATAAAACTATCACCTGTTTGGTTTATACGATGAAATGAGTGATGTAAGAATCTACGGATGCTAAATAGTTGTATGACCCATTGTGCGACCTGACACCAGCAAGCACAGTGGGTTATTTTTTGTCTTCGGACAATCAGTGTGGGGAGTCACTGGTTAATACCCTCTCAAGTATAACAAAAAAATGGAAATAAGATGACTTCCTTTAATAAGAAGTTTTTCAAGTTTCTTTCGATTATTACACTATTAAGTTATAGTTTATATGGAATTAATTCATATGCTGAAACTGCCATCGAAAGAGAAGCAAGGGAATATTCCCTCGGCGTCGGAGAAGTAATTCAGGACATCAAAGAAGATGCCCAAGAACAACAACGTAAAGTAACACAACAAAGAATCCAGACACAAAATATTCGTCTGGCAAATAACAGAGAATTGAAGTGTCTCGCAGACAATATCTATTATGAGGCTGGTAACCAGTCTACTCAAGGCAAATTGGCCGTTGCTGCTGTCACTATCAATCGGGTAAATAGCCCCAAGTTTCCTAAATCCGTATGCTCCGTTGTATACCAGAGAACAAAACGTGTGTGTCAGTTCTCATGGGTATGCGAAGGAAAGAAGAGTGTCCGCAGTGCGCAACAATATGCTGAGTCAAAGAAAGTTGCTGAGAAGGTATTGTTCGCTGGGGCTAATCATGGCGTATTAGGAAAAAATGTTCTATTCTATCATGCCGACTATGTAAGTCCAGGTTGGAATCTTCGTAGAGTAGCTAAAATTGGTGATCATATATTTTATGCAGGATAAAGAATGGGTAAGAGAAGTAACTTTGAACATCGTAAGAACGACTTCTATCCGACTCCGTTGGATGCAGTAAAGCCTCTCTTACCCTTTCTTCCCTCGGAGTTTACCTTCGCTGAGCCTTGTGCCGGCGACGGTAGACTCTGTAGGCATATAGACACCTTAACAGATAGTAATGCAGTAGCTACTTTGGTTTCTGATATTGATCCTAAAGACCCGTCTATTGAAAAATATGATGCATTAACTGTTGACATTCCCGCAAATACCAGCTATATTATAACTAATCCGCCTTGGTCGCGATGGATACTTCATCCATTGATTGATAGGTTTGCTAGTATTCGTCCTACATGGCTTCTCTTTGATGCTGATTGGATGCATACTAAACAAGCAATACCCTATCTACAATATTGTAGTAAGGTTGTGGCCATAGGTAGAGTAAAGTGGATTGAAGATAGTAAGTTTACTGGCAAGGACAATGCTTGTTGGTATCTTTTTGATAAAAATGAAATGAGTGGAACACAATTTTATGGTCGAGGATTTTCAAGTGGTAGATGAAGTCAGCAACGAATTTCTGATTACGAAGAAGTTTAGAACTTCTACTGAGTTTTCTCAATTTATTGAGAAGCAAGCATCGACAACAGGTCTACCGTGTATGGACTTGCTAGTTGATTATTGCGTGAAGAATGATATTGAAATGGAATCGGCATCGGTTCTATTGACAACTTCACTTAAGGAAAAGATTCGTGCGGAAGCAGAAGAACTAAATATGTTGAAGCGCAAGGATGGAAAGCTACCCTTCTAATGGACTCTTTCGAAGTTTATCGTGTCTACATGTCACTCAAACTTCATTTTACTTCTGATGATTACGATATCACAAAAACGAAATCGGGTGTCAGGTGTAAGAGAGAAACATTTCTTAAACGTAAGGATGTTCTATTGTTTCGCAAGTTGGCGAAACGATTTATCTTTACTGAGATGGTAGATTATTTCGTTGCTAACTTTGTCAATGGACATAATGGTTTATTTGATGCCGAAAGTGATAACGTATATCGGGACTGGAAGGCTAGAAAAGAGAAGTTGACATATCTGTTCACCCAAGATATTTCTACACTTATGTTAGAGGCTGAAAAAGCAAATGTTGATCCATTGATTAGTGATGGCCAACATCCCTTAGCATTAAAACTATACCTTGGTAAAAAAATTAGTCTTGAAACCCTAATTATTCTTGACAAATTGTTTAATTTCGTGTATAGTAATAATACTGTGTTAGCAAATGATTTTATATGGAAAGATGTATCTCGTTTGATAACAAAGTACCGCGTCTTTGTCAAGTTTGATAAAGACAAATTCTCTCAACTATGGATCAAGGAGAAAGGCCAAGTGGTCTGTTAAATGAGTCATTCTAAGCGTAGAGACTTCGATTACGAACCTCGTGTCAAAGAAGTTCGTAAAGGTGTGGACAAATCCAGTAAGCACCGCAAAAACCTGTATAAATACTCTGGTAGTCAAGAAGAAGATTTCGATGACTATGATGATTATGATACACAACGCAAATATTAACGCAATACAACGCAATATAACGCAAAGTAAGGAATACAAATATGTCTTTTAATTCTCTCTCGGAACTCCGTAAGAACCGTGGCAACTTCGACTCACTTATGAAAGAAGTCGAAAAGATTGCAAATCCCACAAACGAAAAGCGCGGCGATGATGATCGCTTATGGAAGCCTTCAGTAGATAAGGCTGGCAATGGCCAGGCTGTTCTTCGTTTTCTTCCTGCTCCTCCAGGCGAAGAACTTCCCTGGGTTCGCGTGTATGATCACGGCTTTCAAGGTCCGACCGGAAAGTGGTACATCGAAAACTCGTTGACCACTATTAACAAGCCAGATCCTCTTGGTGAACTCAATTCAGAACTCTGGAATTCGGGTATCGAAGCCAATAAGGAAATCGCTCGTAAGCAGAAGCGCCGCTTGTCTTATATCTCTAACGTTCTTGTTGTTAAGGACCCATCGAACCCTGAGAACGAAGGTAAAGTCTTTCTCTATAAGTATGGTAAGAAGATTTTCGACAAGATCAAGGACGTAATGCAGCCTACTTTTGAAGATGAGAAGCCGGTTAATCCGTTTGATCTTTGGGAAGGTGCCAACTTCAAGCTCCGTATTCGTCAGGTAGAAGGCTATCGTAACTACGATAAGTCAGAATTTGATGGTAATACGCCACTTGATGAAAATGAGGATAAGCTAGAAGCAATCTGGAAGCAGACGCATTCACTTGCCGCTTTTCTTGATCCCTCAAACTTCAAGTCTTATGATGAACTCAAGACCAAGCTGAATACTGTTCTTGGTAGTGGTACTCGTGTGCCTACCGCAGAGAAGGTAAATCCGCTTGATGCAGAGGATGAACTCTTCGTTGAAACCAAGATGAAGACGGCTGCTAAGGCAACCGAAGAAACTCCACCTTGGAATGATGAAAAGAGTGATGATAATATGAGTTACTTCGCAAGTCTTGCGGACGACTAAAAGAGAAAGGGGCGCTCTAAGCGCCCCTTTTTTATGCCATTGCTCGTTTTAGAGCAAATCTCATCCAACTGCTCTCATCATCTCTAACATAAGTTTTAGTATTTGGTACCGGGGAGCTTTGCGATGCGCCGCCCCCGCCACCACCTTGATTGATGATTGTTGGAGGCGGAACATTGACTTTCATTTGGTCTTTAGCCTGTTCCGACCCCTTTTCTAAGATGCCGCTATCAGGATTTTGTCCTGACTGGACTTTAGCTTCTTCTCCGCCACCGCTCATGTAATCGTAAGCCTTCTTTGCACCAACAGCGGCAAGGCCGACTCCACCTAAACCAACCGCAGTCATTAGTGGATTTCTTTTCATAAATCCAGCTGCTTTGCTGAATATGCCGCCGCCTGGCTTACCCTGGACTTTAGCTGTTTGTTTTGGTTGTGTTGCCGCCTTTGGTGCTTGGCCACTTTGTGCGGCTTCTGCGGCACGTGTTTCTGGTGTGCCACCCAAGGCGCCCATATCTCTAGCAGCCAGTGCAGCATCTAAGCCGACAGAAGCGGCTGTTCCAACACCAGGAATAGTTCCCGCTGCACCCGATGCTAATTCTAGGCCTGCGCCTGTCCAGTCACCAGCCATAGCTCGTTGGGCAGCAAATACACCACCAGCAACAAGACCAACACCTGGGATTTTCTTCAATAGCGATTTGCCAACTGCTTTCGCGCCAACTTTAGCTACACCCTTAGACGCAACTTTTTCTCCGGCTTTAACTGCACCCTTTTGACCAGCTTTAGTAGCAGCCTTTTCACCCGCTTTAGTAGCAGTCTTTTCTCCCGCTTTAGTAGCAGCCTTTTCACCCGCTTTAGTAGCAGCCTTTTCACCCGCTTTAGTAACAGGCTTTGCTGTATCTCCGGACATAGGAGCAAGATCGGCTGCCACCATTGCAGTGTTGGCAGCAATATTTGTGGCATTATTTCCGGCTAAGTTTTCACCGCCATCATTATCGTTACCCGCAAACAATGCCCCCGCGCCGAGAGCACCAGCGCCTAATGCTAATGCACCAAGCATACCTCTGCCCCTACCAGGCGTTCTACCGGGAGAAACTGCTGGTGTTTTTCTAACAAATCTACCCTTGGCATCTCTCGGTTGACTTCTAGCTCTTTCTGATCTAGACTTCTTGCTACCATCTGGAGCATTAGGAATATTTCCGCCGCGATTTCTACGGCTAGGTAAATCGATATCGATTACGGGTCCACCGCCACCTGGTCCATCTGAGCCACCAGAATTCTCAATCGATTGAGCAATCTTTTCTATCGTATCTTTTATTGCAGAGAATAATTCATTTGCTTCTTTGAATGTATCAGATATTTCGTCTAGCTTTTTCGTATTTTCTTGGATAGCATCTACAACCGGGCTCTCTGACATTCCAGCCGCATCTTCTTGTAGTTCGCTTGTAGGTTGTGCTACATTAGATTCGATGCCAGCCGCTACTGCTCCTGTAGTTGGTTTATCTGGTAGAATAACCGATGCACCCTTTTTCTCATCGTAATCTTTTTGAAGTTCGGCATTAATAGTATCTTTTGATACTGGTTTCCCCTCTCTACGATATGATATATCTTTTTCAGAAGCAGGCGCTATTCCTCTATCGGCCAGTAGTTTCTTCTGTTCTGTAGTCAGATCAGTTAATTTTTCCGCTTCTTGGGCCAATCCCATACTATCTCTGGCTTCGGCTCTTTTCTTTTTATCAGAAGTGAACAGGTCATATCTCATATCACCGGGCTTTCCGGTGAAGACTCTTTTTGCACCTTCAAGCTGAGTTTTTACAAATCCTTTTGGAATTGCAGTACCCGTTGTCGTGTCTTTGCCACTAACGGCACGCTTCAAGCGATTTCTAAATGTGTCTTCTTTTCCTTTAAGACCCATATCATTTGCTTGAAAATATTGCTCTTTAGCTGCCTTTCCGGCATTCGCAAATCTAGTTGCGGCGTCTGTATTACCTGAAGCCTGTGCAACGGCTTGTCCCTTTTTAGCAAGAGCAAGCACCTCTTTGATACCTTTATTGAATCCTTCTAGATTCTTTTCTGTCAACTTACCAATTTCTTTGACAAGTTCGGTCAGCATTTTACGTTCTTCGTCGGTATACTGTTCTAAGTCTTTGCTTATGTTTTCTGTGGCAGCGGATAAAATCTTAGCAGCTTTTTCGCCATCCACAGTAGTCACTGAAAAAGGATTCGTAGTTTCCTTAATTTTTTCTAATTGAGTTTCTTTCCCCACGCCAGAACCAGACGAACTCAATAATTTTTTGATGTCTTTTGCTTGACCTATAACCTCATCCAGACGGTCGACAACAGGATCTGGCCCATTATTAGGGGCAGTCTGTAGTCTATCTGATAGTCCTTGTAAGTTACTGGCCATTTCTTAATAATCCTGTTGGTTCTGTTCTGCTTTTTTCTTCAAGTGGGTCATCAACAATCCAATGTAAACTTCCCTTTCCCATGGCATCATATTTTCAAGTTCTGACAGACTGTATTTGTGTTCTTGCATTAAAATAAAGTTTGTCTTATAATGATTCATCAAATTATCATGAGAAAGGGTTATTCGAAAAAATTTTCTACACCGTCTATTAATACCGTATTTTCTGTTTCACATTTAACACATGTATAATCAATTGTCTTTTCAAGTCTTGGTGAAGTCTGGAAAAATTCTACTATCTTTTCAAACTGCTGTGTCGAAAGACTGTTAATAAACTTTTCTACTTCTTCTGGACCTTCATCCTCTGCGTTGTAGATTTCGTCTTGGTCGAAGATTTTATCTATACACGCTACGACAAGATTGAATGCTGGAGTTTCATCATCGACTAAAATTTCTGCCTTTGGATATTTCATAATCACGCCAACGGCATCTGAAAGCATTATCTTATTCGTATGATTTTCGGGAAAATCGATTGTCAACGAATTCAAATCTAATGTAGTCTCAGTCTTGTGTCCACATTCACCGCAAATCAAAACGAAATCAGTGACACTGCCAATAGACTGGGAGCGTAATTGAATAAATGCATACTGTAGATCAAAAAACGGCAAGTCTCTGCCCTGCACATTTCCATTAGAGCAAGATGTAACAATATCTTGCATAGCCTTTATCATCTCTTTTGGCTCGTTGGATTCTTGAGCCAAGATAAGTATCTTTTCCTCTTTTACGAGAAAGGGGCGAAACTCAATTTCATTTGATAAAGAATGCAACTTTACTCTGAAAGTCGGAGTAGTCATAGTTGGCAACGGCATAATTTAGTCCTTCATTAATTAAACTGGTATTACAAACCATCTTTTATATGTAAATGTCACTGGTAATCTAATAGGCTGTGTGTTACTATTAGACATTTGAATGGGTGCAATCGATCTTGGAAATACATCTTCTATTTCCCATTTGGCAACGACTTCATCTTTATTATTCAAGGCAGTTACTATCATGCCGCCATAATATTTGTTCGGGAAAGCAATTTCACGGGTTCTCTTATTGATAATTCCGCGCATCCAATCTCCGAAAAAGTCTTTTGCTGCCCATGTCGCATCAACTAAAAACGTAAAGGTAATTGAGTCTCCACCAAAATCAATTGCGCTGGCACGTTGTTCATTTAAATTGTTGATTCTAACTGGTCTAGTTCCAAGGAGTATTCCTGGAATCATAGCATCTTCTACAAATAGAGACAGATGATTGGCTGAACGACCGGCAGATGTTAAGTGTGTGGCCATTCTTTGTCCGCCTGGCACTCTTTTACCGTCGTCGCCCATCAACTCTGCTGGTGGAATTATTTGCACTTCAAATCTATGTGAACGAGCAAAATCTCTTTTTCTCGTCTCCGCGCGGAAATTTGCCAAGCTATTATATGCTTGTTCCATTAAATCTTGCTCCTAGTGTCTCTGAAAACTGATTCTTTAGTTGCACCAACAAACGCTTCAACTGGTAAGAATATCGCTGCTTTCCAATCAACAGGATTAATTTTCATGAATTGTGACCTTACATGTGTAGTCAAATAATGTTTGATGCAAGGTTTAATTTCCGCGGCTGTTTGTAGACTATTTAAAAGATTATATGACAAGCGCATTTTGCTGGTTGGTGTAAGCGTCTTGGAATCCGCAAAGTTCATCAATTCACCCAAAACTTTTGCTCTTAACAGGTAAGGCAAATAGTGAACGTTAATACCATAGAAACCTCCTTTAGCTGGACCGAACGGCAATACTAAAGGAAAAGTATCGTAAAACGGTAGTTCGTTTTTAAACTTCGGGTCATAGAAATACATATACATCGCACCAATCTCTACCTTGCTGGTAAGACTGCCGATATCAGATTGCATCACTGTGTTTCCAGAAACTCTTGCGCCCACGAGGCTCTTAACGTTGCGCATATACCAGTCAATGGACTTCTGTCCATCTCCTACTTGCGCACGAAGTTTCTGAAAGGCGTTATTTGATGGCATTAACGGCCCTGACCTCTATACTTCTTAAAATTGCGGCGCTTATGCTTGTTCATCGTGCTTAGTTTGACTCCCTTGCGGCGAGGTGCGAATACTGTCTTTGTATTTCCTGTTGCTTTAGCCATGGTATAAATCTCCTTAGTGTATATTTATGCTTTAATTCCAAGTTCTTTTTCAGTTAATATCATAAATTCCCAACCATTATCTTCGCAAAATTCAGTTGCATACTTCCACTTGGCTTGATTTACACCCCAAGTCATAACTTCATTTAGAAATTGTTTAGTCTTTCTCGCAGGAATTTTCGGCTGCTGAACAAATTTAGCAGGCTTTATTTCAATTAAGTATTTTTTTACTTTACCGCTACTCTCTTGGACTTTCATATAAAAATCTACAAAGTATCGGTGGACTCTATTATCTTTGGGTGAAATATAAGGAATAGCCAGTTCTTCTGAACCCCATTCTAATACACTTGGATTACTATCGCACCATTTCATAAACTTTAGCTCCCAGCTAGAACGATATATAATTCTACCAGGATCACCAATATACTTCTTAGGATTTTGTATTTTGTAGAGACCTTTCATAGTCTCCTTTGTGTATGTCATATAAATAGTCCAAACCAAGCTCAATAGGATATTTATTAGAAATGGCAGAACAAAAAAGAGAGCCGGCAAGCCCAAAGCAGTCCGCTTCTTCTCCTTCTCCTGAAGGAAGATTTAATAGAGACACTTCGGGTATGGTCAATCCATTCAGTGGAAGAAGTAAAGCGTCCAAGACATTTACATATCCGGAAAGTTTAGCTACTGTTAACGACCAAAGTGAACACACACATTGGATAGCTTTTTATCCTCTTGTTAGAGAAGGTACCACCGCAGCAAATGCATTGAGGGACTCTGGTAGAGCTACTATTTTTGAAACTTCAGGCCAACAAAGAGTCGATGCAGAACATGCAACAGCCGCTGGTGCCGCACTAGGTGGAAAACTTGCTGCCGAAACATTAGGTACTGCTGGTCTTGCAGGATTGAAGAGTATTATGGGCGCTAAAGGTGGGTTATCAAACTTCTTTAAATCTGGTGCGGCTGGAACAGCCGGCACGGTGGCAGCACTGGGTATAGCTGCCGGGGTGGCAGCTGGTGCGGCTCTTAATGGTATAGGCGCAAGAAGATTGATTATGGGATCTAAAGCAATCGTTTTAGGCATTCAAGATAAACTTAGCTACGGTTATTCGGCAAACTATGATGTTGCTGATATAGGAGGTTTTGTCGGCGCCGCGGCAACGGGTAACTTTAGTGGAGAAGCCTCACTAGGAGATGTCGGTACCGATGTTGGTGCATTAGCAGCCAGAAAATTAGCAAGTCTTGCAGGTGCAATTGGCGGAAATCAGGTTACAAACTTAAAAGAAGCTACATCAAAAACAGTAGAGAACCCGTATAAAGAGCAGTTGTTTAAAAATATGGGATTCAGAAAATTTGGTTTTGAATATAAATTTGCACCCAGAACATATGAAGAAGGTTTAACAGTTTTTGGTAAATCGGAGGCCAGGGGTGGCGTCGGTGGTATTATTGGGACATTTCTTGAACATATGCATCCAGAACCTAGTAATGCTGGCGTATTTTTAATTTATCCGTCAGAGTTTTTAATTGTAATCTATCATAAGTCTGGCGCAGAAAACACCTGGGTCAGAAGAATATCAAATTGTGCCCTCACAGGAATGAATATCGATTATGGCGCAGATGGGTTCACCACTTTTCAAGGAACTAACGGTATGCCAACAGAAGCCACCATTAGACTCGAATTTACCGAACTCGAAACTCTTACAAACAAACGCTCAAAGCTGGGATATTAATTATGTCATATTTTAGCAACTTTCCATCGGATATACTTAAAATTGGAAATGAATACAAGTATGTCACAGATATTTTCAGACGAGTTTATACAAATACGTTTGCGACACACTATTCGGAACTAGAGACCGTAACTATTCCTGAAGGATATACAGTCGAGCAAGTCAGCGATTTATATTATGGTTCACCCACATATCACTGGGTTATTATGATTTTAAATAACATCGTTGACATTAGAGAAGAATGGCCGAAGTCGGGTGCAGATTTGATTGAATATAGCAAACTAAAATATGGCGGTCTGGAAGAATTATACGATGTTCATCACTATGAAAACGATGAGGGCATCACGGTACAATCTAGTTATACTGAAAATAAAATCGCAGTTACGAATATCGAATATGAAGAAATACTGAATGATGCTAAGAGAGAAGTCAAGATTTTAGAACCTAAGTATCTTAACTCATTCGTAACTAAATTCCAGACATTGATTTCAAGGTAATATAATGGTAGACTTTCTTAGTTTTTTGGGTGCATCTAAGCCCAAGGGAGATCCTGAATATGAAGGCGATGGGGATCTCTTTTCAAATGAAGAAGACTTCGATGAGTCGGCCTTTGCTGATCTGAATCCTGCAATTCTACAAAAAGCGGGTGATGTTATTTACAACGAGGTGTTGCTAGTTACTAACGGCGGCATTATTGATATTAGAGACTTCGTGGTCGAAATCAATATCTATGAAGATATGTTTTCTCCTTGTTTACATGGAAATGTGATTATCCGTGACACACAAAACTTGATAGAAAAGGTTCCTTTGATAGGCGACGAAATATTAACTCTGGATATTTCTACTCCTCAGTTAGCTCAGGCGCCCTACGACCCAACAAATAAAATACAAAAATCATTTGCTGTATATGCTATCAAGAATAGATTTTTGTCGAATGAAGACAAAGAACAATTGTATTCTCTGCACTTCATTTCGATGGAAGGTATGGTAGATAATATTTCATATTTGTGCCAGAAGTATGAAGGTACAACAGATGAAATAGCAGCCAAAGTTTTTGAGGATTCGTTCAAGGATATTCCTAGATACTTGAACGATAAAAACACAGCGGCAACTGCTCCCAAATCTGACTTTACTATCGGCGATACTCCACATACTTCTAAGGTTTCATTATTACCTCCTATGTGGACACCATTTCAAATAATGGGTTATCTATCAAAACGAGCATTGGGAACAAATGTTACCGATGCTCCGACTTTTCTATTTTATGAGACGACCAAAGGTTTTTACATGTGTTCTATAAACGATCTAATTAGATCGCAGATGTCAGTTGGCTTTATTATGTCGAAGTTGAAGTATCGTAAGAAATATGAGGCAGAACAACTAGGAGAAAATGCAATTCGTTTGGCGTATTCTCACGTTGAAAATCTAGAGTTTCTATCAAACGTTGATGTTCTTAAAGGTCAAGACTTGGGGCATTTTGCAAGCTCTCTTTTCACATTAGATGTAGTCAAGAAAGAATATGTGGCAACGTCATACGATCACGGGTTTGAGTTTCAGAAATATCCTCATTTAGGTAGTTATAAATCTGCGCCCGGTCAAACGGGTCTAGTTCTGGATGAAAGCAAGAAATATAATTCAATTTTTCCGGCTACAGTCATTCGCTCATCCGACAGTAAAGTTTTTATTGAGTCTATACATCCTGGTGTTCTAGATAGCTCGGATCCTGAATTGATGAATCTTCATCCTGAGAAATATGTTCAGCAAAGAAACAGTCTGTTTTCTGACATTTCTACTATGAAAATGAAAATTACTATTCCAGGTAGAACAGACATGGAAGTTGGTACAATCGTAGATTTTGATTATCCTTCCGTGGGGTCTGGTAGAAATGGTGAAACGGATGAGGACAGTGTTAGAGATATATGGATAAGTGGATATTATATGATAACTGCGATACATCATCAAATTACAAAATTGAGACATAATATGATTTGCGAAATTGCTAAGGATTCTTATTTGAAAGAACTTGTAGCCGAAGAAGCATCGGCTGCTCCTGCCGCCGCGCCAGCAACAACTAATCCTCCTTCACCGGCTCCAACCCCGGCTCCAAGCAAATAAATAGATTAATGGAGTTACTTATACTATGATGGATAATAGAACAACTAATAATGTTGGTCAGTTTTACTGGTGGTTCGGCGTGGTCGAAGATCGCGACGATCCTTTACGCATCGGAAGATGCCGTGTTCGTATCATGGGTTATCACATAGATAGCACGGAGCTACTACCGACAGAAGATTTGCCGTGGGCTGTCCCAATTATGCCCGCAAATAATCCCTCAATATCTGGGGTCGGCGGCTCGGCGAACGGCGTAGTGACCGGAACGTGGGTCGTAGGTTTCTTTGCAGATGGCTCAGACGGCCAGCACCCCATGTTTTTTGGCACGGTCGGTGCGGTACCTGGCGGTCCGGCAGGTGATCCATGCGCACCAGCAGGTGGCAACAGTGCTTCTGATCCAGCAGGTGCACCAGACGGCGCACAAGATATTCAAGTATCCGGTAGTGCCAAAGGAATGGCCCAAAAGATTTTCCAAACAGCAAAAAGTCTTGGTTATGATGACTATATGAGTATCGCATTTGTCGCACTTGCAGAAAAAGAATGTGGTCTTAAACCTAAGGCAGAACAAATGGGTTATTCCGCAGCAAGAATTAGACAAGTGTGGCCGAAAAGAGCAGATCAGGCAGTTAAATATGCCAATAATCCACAGGGTCTGGCCAACTTCATCTATGCTACCGTAAATGGTAATAAAGGCGGAACCGACGGATGGAATTACAGAGGCAAGGGTCTAAATCAGTTGACGGGTAGAGCAAACTATGCCGCGATTAAACAAATTATCGGCGTTGATATCATAGCTAATCCAGATTTGTTGATTACTGATCAAGATGTGGCGGTTAAGGCGTTTTTTGCCTTCTATCAATATCGAGGCTTGGGTGGAGGAGTGGTTCGAGGCAGAAAAACGGCGAGAAGTCAGAGTGAAGCAAACAAAATCATTACTGATGCAACTGGAGGCAGAGACAACTTTAGCACCGGTTCTGCCTTTGGTAGAGAAAATTTCGCCAAAGTTGATAAATTCTCTAAAAAATATACACCAGCAATGTTGTCTGCTAAAGCATAATCGGAGCATTTAATGTCATTATTACAAGCAACCAGTCTAATTACATCGGCAGTCAAGTCTGTCAAAACTGGTAAACTTCCTGATTTATCATCAACGGTAAATGCACTGTCTTCAGCTGGCGTTTTGTCACGAGATCAAGCCAAGGCAGTTAAGTCTGGGTTGTCTCTAGCAAACACAATCGAACAAGGAAAAACTCCGAGTTTATCTGCGGTAACTAGTGGATTGGCGGCAGTAGGTTTGCTCTCAAAGACAGGTGCAAATAGTTTAACTAAACAGATTAATGTCTCTTCGTCATCTCTACCGGGAAATACAGTTTCTAATGCCAATAAGTTACTGGCAACTCTTACTAAGAGTGGAGTTATCGATAAAACTACTAGCAAATTATTATCAAATGGGTTAAGCATTCTTACTGCGGCATCAAATGGAAATATTTCCGGCGTGATAACCGGCGCATTAAAGATTGCAGATGTTCCTCTCAATGTTTCTAAAGCAGCAACTGAAGTATTAAAGGCTGTTCCTACTACGATTGAAACTTCTAAGGTAAGTTCTGGATATCAAACTACTGCCGCAAAATTACCAGATATCGGTTCGCCAGGTAAACTGACAAAAGAGGACTGTGTAAAAGTTCTTACTGCATGTCAACAAGCAATTTCTAGAAAATATGTTGTCGGTGGTAAGAGAAACATATGGCGTAAGGTTCACAATCGCGGTGAATACGGCGCATATAGAATGACGATATCACAACTTATTGATATTGATTTTCTAAAACCAGAAATACAAGAATGGGCAGAAGATTGTATTCAGATTAATGGCAGTCGCCCTGGTGCCGCCGAAAGAGTTAAGTCATACGCAGAGGCAGTTCAAGATACTGCTGGTGATTATGACTTCGCGCCTTACAAGAGAGAAGCCGGCAATAATATCCAGTATTTCTTCTTATACAATCCTATTCCTCTAAATCATGAGGCTGCCGTAAGAAGCATGATTTCTTTCGTGACATCGGAAGAAATGCAAGATAAAGCAGCATATTATTATTTAAAGAAGGCATACGTAGATTTAAGTAATGCAAAGATTGTAAACGTAGACACTTCTAAAGAAACTGTAGCGGGCTTACTTTCCGTCGCCCTTTGTGGAAAATTAGATGATGCTATTAGTTTTGCCCAAGGTGTTATCAAATCCAATTCAGATGGCATCAATTCTAAGTATTGGTACGATATTGGATATAACGCGGTAGCTGAAAAACCAAAAGAAACTAATAGCGATAAGCCCCTACTAAAATCCGGCGTAAGAGCACCAACAACAGAAATCAGTACCAAGGCTCTAATAGAAACTGCTAAAGATCTGGCTGATGTTCTATCTGGTAAAAATATAAACGGAGTCATTTCTGGACTAGTTAAAAATGGAATTATTCCTGCTGATATTGGTGGCATACTAGATGCTGGACTGGGAATAGCAGCATCAACAATCAAAGATAAACTCAGTGAAATCAATAAGGCTAAAGATGCTTTGGCCGCAGCGTCAAGTATATTGCCAGCAAATACTACTTCAGCACTGAAATCTATATCGGGCATTTCATCTAAAGTTAGCGGAGTTACCAGCAAAGTTCCATCTATTAGTAGTCTTGCGTCTAAAAATAGTATAACCTCTGCGGTAAGCAAGGTATCTAATACATCGCTTGCAAAACAGATTACTTCGCTGGCAGCCGATGTTGAAAATACTGCCACAGAAGCAGTAGGTGCTGCACTCGGTGCAGCTGGTGCAAGCGGCAAAGTTGATCCAGCATCGTTAAGTTTTATTGGTGAATCTCTAAAGTCCGGTTTTGGTCTAGCCAACGATTCACAGACTGCGGTAATCAATGAATTAAATCGTCGAGGTATGTGTCCTCCGGGTGCAACGGCACTTCTTCGTGCGGCAATCGATGGCGTCACTGACCCCGCAAAAATTTCTGATCTGATCGCATCCGAAACTAATAAGATGGGGAATGTGGGTGCAGCTATTCCAGCACTCAATACAACGCTAATAGAACAAACAGGTGCTAAACCTGGATTGCTTGATAAGTTCGAGCAAGCAAAAGCAGCCTCTATTAGTGCAATCGGTGTAAGTAAACCAGAACTGACTTCTCTGATTAGTAGTGCAGGTTCTGCATCGATGGAATCATTGAAGAAACAAGCATCTGCGGCCGCAAGTGACATACTCAATTCCAGTTCGACCGCAGTGTCTGGTCTTGCTCTTGCTAATAATCTCACCGCGATAACAGCCGGTGCAAGCGATCCATCTGCCGCAGCCGCCGCCCTTGGCGCTTCTGCGGTATCAAATGTTACGGGCGCTATATCAGCGGCAACTGGCGCAGTTTCGGGTATAGCTGGTAACGCACAAGGAGCACTCAACTCTGCCACGGGCAACGTTACAAGTGCGTTGTCGAATGCAGCATCAAATGTTTCAGGAATGCTAGGCAGTTCTTCGCCTACCACTACCGAAAAGCCAGCAGAAGGTGAAATTGTTTCGTCGTTCTTGCCGGTATCGCCCGCTTCTGTTCCTCCAACTCCTCAAACAGGTGCGGCGTCCGCAGACGCAGTTCCTACGCTACCGTCCACGCAAATTGCGGCCGCGGTAGGAGGACCAACGCAGGCTTCTTCGCCACCTGTCGACCCTAATCCAATGAAGTCTACATATGGCTCAGTCGAAGTTTCATATCAATGGACAGCATCTAATGGTGTTGTTACACTATCTACCAAGGGAACACCCATTGCGTCTGTAAACTTAATTGATAAGACCGATACTAAAACTCCTCAGTATTTGACACTGATTTCTGCTATTGACGGTGCAATTAAGCAAGAACGTATCAATAACTATACTCCGAAAACTCCTAAAACGTTTGAACAAAATCTTGGAAATGCTCTTTATCCTCAAAATAGTGGGGCGCTGCCACTCAGAGAGATTCCAATAATTGCCACAGTTATTCCGTTTGGGGGTAACTACGCAATACAGGTCGATGGATTAAAACCAATAAACTATCAACCAGATAGAACAAAATACATTATATCTCTCAACAGACCTGAATGGCAGGAAAGTATTGACGCCCAATTAACTCGCGAAATTGAATCCACGATGCGAGACATTGTTGAATTGACGCAAGAGGTTTCCGCGGGCGATACATCAACAGCTAAGTGGGATCTTCCTACCGCAGAAGCATGGCTTGATGTTATTACTTCTCTAAAGAGAGAACAAAAAGACATCATCTTCAACTATAATAAATGGGTTAGAGATACTAATAATGCTCCTCTTGGGCCAGATACTGCGCTATCAAACGACCTTATAAGTGCTAAGTCTGGAATCGCGGGTGAGTATACTACAAATCTTGAGAAAGTCAAGAAAACTTTTAGTAATAATACTCCAGTTGCGGCACAAGGACCAAGTAAATCAAATACAGACGGTTCAACGACAACTGTTGTCACCGAAAAATATGGCGATGGTTCTGTAGTAACAACTACAATTGTAGAAGATCAAAAAGGATTTGCGTCTTCACAAAAAGAAGTCACGAGAGTTGCTCCGCCTATCGCAACAGCTCCTCCGAATACAAATCCGCTACAAGCAGATAGCGTAGAACATCCAGCCGCGGCAGATACCGCGCAGTCATTGACGCAAGCTCCGCCCGATGCTGCCAATATTCCCGTTACAAACGATACCCAAAACGGGTTCGGCGATCCAAGAGGCCAATATCCGAAGAAGTCTCTCGGTGGTAAACCAGATACTAATCCTCTTGCGGTGGGTATAAATTCACCTCATATTCAAAATAACCCAACGTCACAGGGTGCAAATCAAGAGAGTTTAAGTTCTGGTGCATCACCTGCAGCCAAAAATGCTCTTCGTAAAAGAGACATTCCAAAAGCGGGTAGAAACGGTGGATCTTGGTCGCAACCTAAGACCGCGTATGCCGCTCAGTATCCTTTCAACAAGGTTACTGCATCCGAATCCGGTCACGTTCAAGAAATCGACGATACCCCCGGTGCCGAACGTATTCACACCGCTCATAAATCAGGCTCATTTAATGAAATCGGTCCTGACGGAACACAAGTAACTCGCGTTGTTGGTGATAACTATACAATTATCGATAATAACGGATATATTTTAATTGAGGGCCGCGCCAATGTTCACGTTGCAGGTGAATGTAATGTTATGATTATGGGTGATGCAAATCTTACTATGAACGGTAAAGTCAACATGGACGTTCATAATGACTTCAACTTAAACGTTGCTGGTCACTTTGGACTATCTGTAGGTGGCGGCATCTTCATTAGAAACGATGGTGTATTCTCGCACGATAATAAAGGCGACATGCAAATACATGGTGCAGGCAACTTCAATTCGACAATTGATGGCACTCATAACCTTACCGCAAGCGGTTATAAAGTAACATCTAAGGGCGATTATCACGTTAAGGTATCTGGAGTTTCTTATCATACATCTATTGGCAATATCAACCAAGACACAGATGGTTCAATCTTGAGCAAAGCCGCAGTAACTATCGATAGTAAGTCTGGTACACATACAAACATCGAATCTCTTGGCAATACAAACATCAAGTCTGCTGGTTCTGTTAATACAGAATCCATTGCTTCTACAAATATCAAGTCCGCAAATGTAATAAACGCACAAGCAGCGGATTCAGTTAATGTCAAGTCTGGTAATGCCGTGAATGTCAACTCTGCGGCAGCAACCAACGTCAAGTCTGGCGCAGCCGTCAACGTTGAAGGTACAGGAAATATCAATCTTAAGGCACCTCTTGTTGCGTCTTCACCTATTGATACACCAACTCTTGATGTCACAACTGCAAATGTCTCCACACTGAATGCTGGTAGCACAAATCTTCGAGCAACTGGAACTGATACTGGTACTAATGGTGGAAGCACTCACGATCTTCCGATATCTGGTCCTACATCTGCTTCTGTTACTGAACCAGGATCGGCGGTCACCGCCGGTAATGCCAACTCGGCTGATCCAGCAAGCGAAGCAACTGGCGCTAAGATTGCAACACTTGCAAATCCAATTCCTATTGAAAAACCAGTATCTGTCTCAGCATCACCTATTATCGGTGGTTCAGATGGCCTTACTTCGGCGGGCGCAGGTGGTAGTAGTCAGCTTCTAAATTCAGCGGGTGGCATCTCCTTCAACGAACAAGCGACAATCAACGACGATACGGCATTAAACCCCTATACATCGTTGGCATAAGAGGAATATATGGCAGAAACATCACCAACAAATCCACCCGTAGCAAACTCTAATACGCCAGCAACTACGACGGCGCCTCCAGCCGGCGGCGCCCCTACTGCTCCGGCAGCCGCACCCGCCGCGCAACCGACAGAAACTACTCAAGCGCCGGGTACAAATGAACCTGCAAATGAGGATCCTGGTTGTGCGGAAGCGAACAGCGACGGCAGTCCCAGTTTTATGGGTGACGAAGGTGGAGCACCTACATCTACTGAACCAGGAACTCCAGTGCCGCCCGCCGCGGGACTTAGAAAGACCGATACAGATTTTAAAGGAAATAAGCTACCAATAATTCCTTCATCTGGTAACTACAATGCAATGGCAAAGGACATTAGGCTATCACACTACTATACTTTACGAGATGTCTTGAACCCAGCCCTAGGCGGCGCAGCTAGTATTCCTATGGGCGGAAAAACTGCTGCTGAAAGAAGATGGACAGCATATCAAATAGTCCAAAACTTGCGCGATCTTTTTGTTCTTTGTATTGATCCTATTAGAGCGCGTTTCGGCAACGGGTTTGTGATTACATCAACTCTACGCTCAAAATCAAATGGCTCAGCCCATAATGTTGGCTGGGGTATTGATATGCAGTTCGCAAGTTGTGGATATGTAGGGGGTAGACACCGTGAGGTTGCAAATATTATTGCAGGATTAAAAATTCCTTATGACCAACTTCTTTACGAATGGGCGCCGGCGCCCAGAAAGGGTAGTGACCCATCCAAGGCTCCATGGATTCATATTGGATTAAGACAACCCTCAACATTAGCAGTTAGGGGTTGGGCACAAAGTTTCTACAGGGACGCACCGTATAAAACTAAAGGACAATTTGATCAAATGCCTGGTCTCAGAGGCTAATTTAATGTATAAATATACTTATGGCTATTAAACAAGTAAACAGAATATACTCGGACTTCGATCTTTCGTTTGCAGCTAATCCTGTAACGGGTGATGTTGCGAAGAAATATGATGTCAATGCAGTTAAACAATCTCTTAAAACTCTAGTGCTTACTAGATTTTATGAGCGACCTTTTCAACCTAAATTAGGGTCTCCCATATATGCATTATTGTTTGAAAATATCGATGTTATTACGGCCAATAGATTACAACTAGAACTTGAAATATTGATTAACAAATATGAGCCAAGAGTTAGAGCGCAAGACATAGAGGTTATTCCTGAATATGATGCAAATGCTTTTACGGTAAACATTACTTTTTATGTCTTTGGTATCGAAGGTCCTTTTAACTTTTCAACTATTCTAAGAAGAAGCAGATAATATGGCTCAATTAAATGTTACCGAACTAGATTTCTTTGGCATTAGAGAAAATCTAAAGACATATCTACAAAGTCAAACTGAGTTTGCGGACTACAACTTTGATGGATCTGGTCTATCGGTTTTAATTGACCTACTTGCGTATAATACTCACTATAACGCAACGCTTGCCCACCTTCTCGCAAATGAAATGTTCATAGACAGTGCGGTAAAAAGATCGTCTGTCGTTTCGATTTCTAAGTCTCTTGGATATAATCCTCGCTCAATTCGTTCCGCTAGAGTTGAGGCCACAATTGAAATAACTCCTCCGACATCGTATACATCCAGCACGGCAACTCTAAGTAAAAACCTAGGGTTTAAGGGAGTTGGTTCAGATGGTGTTACGTATACATTTTATCCTGAAGACGATATTACTGCAACAAAAGCAGACGGAACTTTTACTTTCGTTGTAACTCTAATCGAAGGTGTAAGAACCAATAACTTCTTTACCGTTACGGCAGATACTGTGTCTGGTCCGTTCGAACTTTTAAATAGAAATGTGGACACTTCTACAATAGTATGTAGAGTCCAAACATCTTCATCTGAATTAGACCTTCAAACATTCGTTCAAAATCAGAACATCGTTTCACTCACGGAAACTTCAAGAGCATTCTTTGTGGAAGAAAATGCAAATGGATTAATTGAAGTTCGTTTTGGTGATAACGTTTTGGGTAAAAAATTAACAGTCGGTAATATTGTTACTATAGACTATATTGTAAGTGGTGGGATAGGCGCAAACTCTGTCACAGGATTATCCGCAAAATCTGTAATTCTTGGAACAGGAGAAATAATTTCTGTTTCGGCCGCCGCTGCATTTGGCGGTGCAGAAGCCCAATCAACTGATTCAATTCGCTTCATTGCACCTAAATTCAATGCTACAAAGAATAGAGCCGTAACCGCTGAGGACTATACAGCACTGATCGAGAGTCAATACGCCAACATCAATTCGATAACTGTTTGGGGAGGAGAAGATAATGACCCTCCTATTTACGGTAAAGTTTTCGTTTCAATTGAGCCTCTGCCAAATAGTGTTATCACGGAATCCGATAAGACATCTATTGCACGGGACATTCTAAAGCCTAGAGGTGTCGTTGGAATTCAGCCAGTATTTGTGGACCCCTCATATCTGTATGTTAGTTTTAATATAACAGCCAGATATTTAAAAAATAATACATCCGTGTCGGCGTCTGTTATTCAGAATACTATGTCTGAATACTTGGCGAGTTATTTTGTAAATACAACTTCTAAAGTAAAAAAGAACTTTTACTATTCAGAATTGTTAGAATTATTAAATTCTGTTTCAACTTCTATCTATGCCACCAATATAGAAATGAATCTACATAGAGCATATCAGCCATTCACGGGCGAAAATAATAGAATTTCATTTGCATATAATACTACAATCGCGCCCAATAGTGTAAGATCAAACCTTTTTACCACGATATTACCATCGGGCAAGCAAGTAACATGTTATCTTCGAGACAGTTATACCGAAGATGATTCGCTGCCGGGTGTATTAGATTTGTATGATGATACTAATGTCCTGATATCAACTGCCGTAGGAACAATAGAGTATCAAACAGGTAAAATCTTGATACCTAGTTTGTATATTAATACTATTTCTGGTACGGATCTTTATCTTAGAATTTATATTAAGCCACAAGGTTCATCACCGGACATCATTATGGCACCAGTAAATGAGGATATTTCCTATACGTATGCGGTCACCCCGTATGCAAATAAGAATTTAGTTTTAGCACAAGATACTTCTACTATTTCTGGTGCTGGAAATTATATCTCAGGTACAACAATTAATATTATCGGAACTTAATACATGTCGGATTTCAAAAATTCTCTGGCATATTTGATTACAAATCAAGTTCCAGATTATATTAAAGCAGAATTCCCACAATTCGTCCTTTTTCTAGAAAAATACTATGAGTTTCTAGATCAGGATGGAGAGGTGAATAATGTCCTATTGAATGCCAGCTCATTTTCGGATATCAATAATACACTTGATGCCTTTATTCCTTCGTTCCGTGAACAATATCTACAGATGTTTCCTAAAGATTCACTTATTACGGATCGTCGCCTTATAAAATTCATTAGAGAGTTTTATGAAGCAAAGGGGTCAGAAGAAAGTATTCTATTCATTTTTAGAACCTTCTTCAACGAACATGTTGATATTATCTATCCATCAACTTATGTTTTAAAGCCATCTGATGGTATATGGGTAAATCGCGAAAAGATGCGTATCACAACAGATGATACTATCTCATTAGACCCGTTTGATTTAAAGGGTAAAAGGGCCAAGATTTACTCGCACATTGATATTGGTAGTGTTTCTACGTTTGAGACATACAATATTATAGTTGATGAAGTAACGAGACTAGCATACTCTACTGTTCCAACATATGAACTTTATGTTAAGCAACAAGAAAATGATGTTATCATTCTCCCGGGTGCAGGCGCAAATGCCAGACCCCTTGTTGTCGATGGCGAAATCAAGGCAATAACAGGTGACCCGGCAGTTTCTTCTAGAGACTTCGATCCGGCTGAAAACTTTGACATATATGCCAGATTTTTAATTCCGGACCATGGGTTTACAACTGGCGATTGTGTTATCTATGATCCTATGGAAGGCACGGCAATTGGCGGATTAATTCCATATAGACAATATTTTGTTAAAGTAATTGACAGTAGATATTTTCGATTGTATCGTGACAAAATTGCGTTGCAACAAGTTCCTACAAGAACTTTTTTTAAAAGTGCCAATGTAAACATTTCTACTAATACCATAACGATAGCGGCACATGGTTATAATACTGGCGATCTGGTTGTATATAAGGCAGATTCTACCGAAATCGGAGGGCTGGATGATTCCGGTGTGTATTATGTTATTAAAATTAATAACAATACAATCAAACTCGCGGAATCTTTAATCGATAGTGATCCAAGATATTGTTTAGATGATACTTATTTTGCCAGCGATTATGTAGCTATTAGTTCATATAATGAATTGGATCTTACCAATGTGGGTGTCGGTAATTTTCATGTGCTTTCTAAAGAATACTTTATCAATTTTACCTCTGCAGGTACTGGCGACGAACAACGTTTCATCGATGCCATGGATGCACCCGGTAGTGGCTATAATGCAATTCCCGCAATCACATTTATTTCCGACATCGGGGCTACTGGAGCAACAGCGCAAGCGTATCTAAATGCTACCGGTGGTATTGAATATGTTTCGATGTTAACCGGAGGTACTGGATACGCAGAAGAATCCACTATCGTATCCTTTAGCACCGATACCATAAGGTCGTTTGTTTATATTGATGAGTTAACAGATAAGTATGGTTATCTTACTCGTAGCATTACAGATACCGTAGACATTGTTAGTATTTCTGGCACCCCAAATTACGGCTTCTTACAGGGTGAAGTATACTCAATTTCCGAAAGCGGATCAACTGGGCAATATGTATTCAGTTTCCCAGATACGGCTCTAAATTATTTCGCGGGTGATTACGTCCAGTTCGGTGTAGATAATAGAGCCAGTGTTATTATTGATAGCGTCAATGCTCAAGGAAGACCTACAAAGGTAAGAATCTTCTCAAGTGGTAGTGGATTTGAAGCACAGACATTTACAGCTACGATAACATCGCCATCTGGATCAAATTGTGTCCTTCGCTTCTCCACAGGAGCAATAACTTCGATACAAGAAGGATTCCAGAATCGTCAAGGTATGTTGTCGGATGTTAATAAACTCCAAGACAATTACTATTACCAGAATTATTCGTATGTTCTTCGCTCAAAGGTGCCATCTGTTAACTGGATGACAATGGTGAAAAACACAGTTCACCCTGCCGGCATGGCCATATTCAGTGAACTATTACTAGGTAGCACCCTAGAGCTTGGGGCTTCGTTTGAAGTTGTTCGTCAACCAATTCACTTCTATGAATTCCCAGTTGAAATTGTTCGAGCAGTAGAAATTCTTGGTGTAAGTTATGATATTGCAGTAGACTTTAGGAAGACGCTTAATGATACATATCTTACTACTGAAGAACATGCATCACATGTTGGTAAGTCTCTATCCGACATAAGCAATGGGTTCACAGAGCTAGTTATCAACGATGTGGGCAAAGGAGTAACTGATGTTCCGGTAACAAGTGATAGTATCGATGCTATTGATGTCGGTAAAACACTACTTGATATTCCACTTACCTCGGAAGATATCTATTTCGGCTTCATGAGAACCGTTAGTGAATCCACTATGGGTATGTCAGACAGTTCTACATCTCACTTCTACAAATATGTTGATAAAACCATTGACACCGCCGCACCATATATTCTTGGCGATTATTTTGCCGAAGATTATATCACAGATGCGGATATTATTCTATCTGCTATTGATACTGCATCCATTCGAGTGGCTAAAGGACTAACAGAAACGGTGGCCTCGGGTGATAGTATACCATATATGGTAATCACCAAGTTAATCAATGAGACGGTGACTGTAACTGAAACCATTGACTCAATTACTCCTGTGTTTAGAGTTCCAGACGATGATCCTATTATCACGGATGTTGTGGAAACTTCATTTACTAAAACAGTAACCGATGGTATTTTTATCTCGGACAGTAATTCGCTTTCGGTAAATAAGGCGTCTAGCGATGGTTTACCAAACGGCGTCAATGAAAATATTGAAGTCGTTGAGCCGGGTAAGGCTGCTCAATCCACGCTACATATTATGGAAGACACACACTCTAGTATCAGTAAAAATCTAGTAGAAACTTCCACAGTAAGCGAAATTGGCAATATAAATACACAAGACTACTGGTCATACGATTACACTTCCGGCGCTTATGAAGCAGGCGATTACGTTGGAAGTAACAATTCGATTTAACACAAGAAGAAGGTATAATACTCATGAGAAATAAGGATTTCCTTTCAGCTACAGGTAAGCTATCTATCGTTGTCAATGACAATGCAGGCAACCTTAAGCAAGAACTTAATGTAACCAACCTCGTTGTTGACGCGGGCCTAGACTACATCGCATCACGCATGAAGGACGCCACTGAAACAGCAATGACTCACATGGCAATCGGCTCGGGTACAAACGATCCAGCCGCAGGTGATACAGCCCTACAAACACAACTGGGTCGTGTCACGCTATTTTCTACAACAGTTACAAGCAACTCCGTAGAATATGTTGCTACATTCCCAGCTGGTACCGGCACGGGTGCTGTTACAGAAGCAGGTATTTTCAACGCTTCTTCGGCGGGCACAATGCTTTGCCGTACCGAGTTTGCAGTTATCAACAAGGCTGCAGGTGACTCGATGACAATCACTTGGACGGTCACTGTAGAATAATAGGTAATAAACTGTGGCTCTATTGCTAAGAACATTGGCTAGAAATGAACTAGCAAGAAGTTTCTATCGTGACGTAGTTAACGAGAACGACTTCTTTTATTTCTTTGTGGGTAAAACCACAGAATGGCCAGTTGTCGGCACACCAGAAACCCCACTCGATACCGAGTCTTATAATAGCCAAACACATAGGAATATGATGTTTGTTAAGCGTGTCCAAGCTTCGGATGCTGTTATGATGATTCGTCGTATCGATTGGGTAGCTGGTACCATTTATGATCATTACGATGATGTAGATGATTTGTCAACCGAGGACTTCTATGTCCTGACAGATGATATGCGCGTATACAAATGTTTAAATAATAACGGTGGCACGCCCAGTTTTAATAAACCTAACAGCACAGATGTTACCAATGCATTCATACTTCCAGATGGATATGTGTGGAAATACATGTTTAGAGTCGAAGCATCAGATCAATTGAAGTTTCTTACTCCAGATTTTATTCCAGTTCGTAAGATGGCAGGAGTAGGTGTTCCGTTATACGATATCAACGGTGAAATTGATGATATCACCGTAACTTCTGGAGGAACAGGATACGATTCAGAAGATTTGCCAACAGTTCTTATCCAGGGTGACGGGGTAGGAGCTACGGCTGTGGCTGTAGTTACCGACGATGAAATTACAGATATCACCATCACCAATCAGGGTTATGGTTATTCATTTGCATATATTGAAATTGTAGATAATGAAACGGGTGCTGGTGCTACCGCAGAAGTATCTCTAGGTAGTATTCCAGTATCTCTGGTTCAAGAAAGTATTGAAGCCGCCGCAGTTCCAGGCACTGTAGATAGAATTAATTTACTGCAAATTGGACAGAATTATTCTTCAGGAGACGTTCTTGTTACCATATCCGGTGACGGATCTGGCGCGGAAGCAGTGGCATTTGTAGATGAATTGGGTAGAATTGAACGTGTTGATGTTACTAACCCGGGTACAGGATATACCTTTGCAGAGATATCATTTAATAATATTCTAGGCTTTGGCTCTGGTGCTACCGCCACTGCAACTGTTTCCCCATATTATGGACATGGCGCAAATCCTGTTAAAGAACTTTATGCCAAAACAGTTTGTCTTTCAGTCAATTTGACAAATGACACAACTGATTATTTTTACAATAACGATTATCGTCAACTTGGTATAGTTAAAAATCCATTGGACGATGAACTGGCTAATTTTATGGCAGACACTGGCACTACCTGTTATGTAATTACAGTTGATGATACCACCGTTTATTCAAACGATGATTCCATTTCGACAGACGGTGGCGGAAGATTTATTGTTGCTCAGATTAAAGAAGCTACAGATGAAGTATATCTTCTTCCCGTGATTTCAGTTATCACAGTAGATTCTGTTTTGACAAATAATAGAACCAGCGTTACTGGATTGACTATAAATAGTCTAACTAGTCCGGATGTTATTAATACTACAGGTGAAATTCTTTATATAGAAAATCGCCTTCCCATTAATAGACAAGCAGATCAAGTAGAAAAGATTAGAACAGTTATTAACTTTTAAGAGAGAAGTTACACATGGCCTTGGACTTAAATGTATCCCCGTATTATGATGATGCTGCGGATGCGATTGCAAACAATTACAATAGAATTCTGTTCAAGCCGGGTTATGCTGTTCAGGCAAGAGAATTAACACAACTTCAATCTATTCTTCAGGATCAGGTTGGAAAATTCGGCAACCATGTTTTTAAAAATGGGTCTGTAGTTACCGGGTGTGAGTTCAAACTAGACACCGCACGGGACTTCATTAAAGTTCTAGATGAAGATGCTTCTGGATTTTTGATTCAAGATATTGAGGATTATGTAGGTGCTAAAGTAATTGGCTTAACATCTTCGATACAAGCAGAAATTATTTATGTGAGCGGCGGTTCGGAGGAGGACTCACCCGATCTTAATACACTTTATTTAAGATATCTTACGGGTGATGGATCCACGGACGCAGTTCACTTTTCTCCCGGTGAAACAATTCGCGTAATAGAATCTGAAACTGGCGATCAAGTTACCGATACTTTTGTAGTAGATGATACTTTTGAAGAAGGCAACTATTATTATGGTAGAGGGTCATTTGTAACTCTAGATGATGGTATTATTTTTCTAGATGGTAAGTTTCTTCCTTTTACTAAAACTACTCTCGAACTACTAAAATATAATGCATACCCCTATTTTAGAATTGGTTTTGAGATTGTAGAAAGTATCGTCACACATGAAACTGACCCCGATCTTTTGGATCCCGCACAAGGTACATTCAACTATGCCGCGCCAGGTGCCGACAGATATGTAACGACCGCATCTCTGGTTAAATATGCGCTTGATGCCACGCCAGGCGACGAGTTCTCTGAGTATATAACAGTTGTTGCTGGTCAGTTACAAAATGTTATGAGCGAAGACCGCATTTATGCCGACCTTGGTCGCAATCTTGCAAAACGCACTTTCGATGAATCGGGCAACTATACTGTAAAAGCGTTTCCTATTTTAATCAAGGAACATCTCGACACCGGAACCAATGGTGGTCTAATACCATATAATGCGACAACCCCCGCAGCCGGTGGTGACGAGACACTTTTAGCAATTGGTATCGAAGCAGGTAAAGCATATGTTCGCGGTTATGCATACGAAACTAGACAAACAGAATATGTAGTTGTTCCGAAAGGTAATACAACAAAGGTTGTAAATGAAGTTCCTATCTCTACTGCATTTGGTAGCTATATTCTAGTTGACAACTTCTGCGGTAACTGGGATATTGCAGCGGGTGATACCGTATCTCTTCGCGGCACTGCCGCAAATGCTATTGGTACTTCTGGTTCTCCAACAGGTGGCGCACAATCTGCCACGGCGGCACCAGGATCGCAAATCGGTACAGCTAGAGTTCGCCACATCGTTCACGAGACTGGTACACCTGGCGCATATAATACGCAATTCCGCATGTATCTCTACGACATTCAAATGACATCTTCATTTAACTTTGAAGATGTTAAGGGCGTTTACTATGATACCACTGCCGATGGTCATGCGGATGTTGTTCTCGTCGATAGTAAGGCTTATATTTACGAAAGCAAATTTAACAGTCTTCTTTTCAAGTTTCCTGCTAGAGCATTGAAGACTACAAATCCTGTTTCTGTTGACAATAGTTTTGTCTATAGCAAACAATTTGATGACACTATTGATGGCAGCAACACTATTACATTCTCGGTAAGTTCACCTGAGAGTTTTCCGTTTACTGTTGGAACACTGACTAACACAGAAATTCTAGATAATATCTTAATTACTACCAAGGCCGCTTGCACTATTAATAGTGTGGCATATGAAATTGGTTCAGTATTAAATCTACAATCTACTGCTAGTGTAACTGTAACTAATACTGGAACACAGATTACAATAACTTTCCCTGGAGCAATCAGCGCGGCCACAAACATTCGCGTTCACTGTAAGGTACAAGTTGCTGGCGCAAATAAAGTAACTAAAGAACTTAAAGAAAGCGCCGTAGTTGTTCTAGATACCGAAGATAGTGGCAACACCACAGGTACATATAATTTAGGCGCGTCTGATGGTTACAAACTTCGCACGGTCAAGATCGGTGATTTCGATGATGCCGCGGCAGATATTCAGGCAAGCGGAACAGATGTAACTTCATTGTTTAACTTCGATAATGGTCAGCGAGACGGCTTCTATGCAAACGCCAGAATTGTTAAAAAACCAGGTGCAAGTCTTACGCTAACAGATAAAAAGTTGGTTGTCACGTTTGACTATTTTACTCATGGCGGTTCTCCATCTACTGTATACAACTTCTACACCGTTGATTCATATCCTGTAGATGACGAAACTACACCAGCGGGCAAAATTCGCACAGAACAAATTCCAATTTATACCTCTACAACTTCCGGGGTCACATATGATCTTCGCGACACACTAGATTTTCGTCCTCGCTGGGATGATACTATTACATTCACGACAAGCCCTGGCTCAGCGACAGTTAATCCTGCAGTAGGTTCTTCACCTAGTGGTCCTACTGGCGCAGCTATTATAACACCTTTCCCGACAGAACAATTTACTACAGACATTGAGTATTATCTGGGACGTAAAGATAGAATTGTTATGGACGACGAGGGTGTATTTTCCTCTGTATATGGTGTATCTTCTTTAAGTCCACTTGAACCAGTAGAACCGGAGAATTCTTTATCTATCGCGGTTATAGACATTCCTCCGTATCCTTCTCTGGCACCCAACGTTGCTAAATCTGTGGGTAGACCGGATTATGGAATTAAGTATAAGGCAATTGATAATCGTCGTTATACAATGCGCGATATTGGTCAGCTAGAACAGCGACTAAATCGACTGGAATACTACACTTCGCTAAATTTACTAGAAAAATCTGCTAGTGATTTGAGTATTACTGATACCAACGGCCTAGATCGCTTTAAGAACGGTATTCTTGTAGATGCATTCACCGGACATAATGTCGGTAATGTTCTAAGTAATGAATACCATATTGCTATCGATCCAAACGCAAAAGAAATGCGTCCATTCTTCTTCATGGAAAATGTGGACCTACAGTATGATTCTGCAAACTCGTCTAATATTACAAAAACAGGCGATCTACTGACACTACCGTATACCGAATTTACGATGATGAGTCAGTTACAAGCATCTAAGTTCCGTAATTGCACCGGTGAACTTCTGTTCACATATATCGGTGAAATAGACCTCGATCCTCCTGTTGATAACTGGACAGACACTTCTGTTCTTCCTGATATTTCTGCTAATTTTGATGGTAACTATGATGCTTGGGAAACTCTTGCTGATGCATGGGGCACTCAGTGGGAAGATTGGCAAGATACCGGAACGGGTAGAGTTACTACAAACACACAAACGGCAGCGGGTAACACTGCCATACGAGGCGATACTCTATTCCAAGAAGATATTGCTATCGTAACAACGACAACAGAACAAAGACAAACTCGTCAGGGCGTTCAACTTACTGTAACGCCGGAAACACAAACTCAACGAATTGGTCCTAGAGTAACAAATACTTCTATCATTCCGTTTATGCGTTCTATTATTGTGACGTTTAAAGCAACGAGAATGAAGCCGCTTACTCGTGTATATCCATTCTTTGACGGTGCCACTGTTGAGGCTCATTGTCGTCCGTTATCTGGTGTTGTTAGCGGCGCAACAAATTCTGTTCAAAATACATCACTAGCAACTGGTGATTATGGCGACCCACTGATCACAAATGCGTCTGGTGAATGCTTTGGTCAATTCAGAATTCCTGCTGGTACTTTCCGCGTCGGAGAAAAGCTATTCAGACTTACCGATGATTCTAAAAACAGACCCAAGTTTATTACTACCGCTGCCTCGATGACATTCTCTGCGAATGGTTTATCACAAAGCGTTCAAGATACTGTTATTTCTACAAGAGTTGCTAATCTGGCAACCTCAAATCTGTCGGATAGTAGATCGGTTTCCGATAGCAATACGACAACAAATCGACTAGGTGAAAGAGCGGTTGGTGTTGTTCAAACAACAGTGGTAAATAATACATTTACTACAATCAATAATACCACAAATGTTACCGAAGTCACTCAGGTTACACAAAATATCAATAATACATCTGTGACCAACGTTACCAATAACGTCACTGAGGTAACTAATGTTACTGTAACTGCTCCAGATCCTGCTCCGCTACCGCCGGCACCGCCAGTTGTTCAACCTGAACCACCCGTTGTGCCAGATCTACCAATGTTTGACTTCGACTTATCAATGTTTGATTTTAGGTTCGGAGCTCCCGATCCAATCGCACAGACGTTTATGGTTTCTGAGGTGCCGTTTGGATGTTATGTGACTTCAATAGATACCTACTTTAAGAAAAAATCTACCACAAATCCTATTACCCTGCAACTACGAGAAGTGGTAAATGGTTATCCGGGTGATAGAGTAATTCCTTTCGGTGAAGTAACACTATCCCCTGGTCAGGTAAACATCGATGCCGAAAATGGTGCTACGTCAACTAAGTTTACTTTCCCATCTCCCGTATTCTTACAAAACAATACCGAGTATTGCTTTGTTCTTCTGCCAGCGGGTAATGATCCCAACTATGAAATTTGGGTTTCTGAATTGGGTGAAAACCAACTTAACACAACAACTCGTATTTCAGAGCAGCCTAATGTCGGTGTTCTATTTACATCCGCGAACAACAGAACTTGGACCGCATATCAGGCAGAAGATATTAAGTTTAGTTTACAGAGAGCAAACTTTGCAATCGGCACAACTGGTACGGTCGCACTGAATACACATGATATCGATTACGCAAAATTTCATTCCTTCTCAAGTTCTCAATTTTCTCCGGGTGATAAAATTCATGGATTCTCGTTTAATATAATCAACGCAGGCACTGGTTATGGTAGTGCCCTTGTCGCAACTGTTGCTGTTTCTGGAACTGCAGGCCAGTTTACTTGCGGTGCTTCAAAACTTGTTGTTGGCGATCTTGTAACTATCACTGGTACTCTGGGTGGTACTGCTACAATATCTGGTTATGCGACAGGAACTGTCTATAAGGTTTCTGCTGTTACAGGTTCGGTTGGTGCTGTTACTGGATTCACGCTGACAACTCAATCTGGTGACGCAATCGTAACTACTGCTGGCACGCTAACCGGTCTAACATACACAGTTACAACAGTTGTTGCCCGCACACTTTCGGGCGGTGGTGCAACAACCAATGCTACGGTTGCAGTTACTGTTACCGGCGGTGCAGTGACTAATGTAGCAGTGACAAATCCCGGCGCTGGATATACCAGCAATCCAACTTTGACTATGACTGGTGGATCGAATGTAAATATCGGTGTTACTCTCAATTCCGGCTTTGCTCATACTTACGATACTCTATACAACGTTGCTAAGATTTATGTTGAGAGCGGGAACTTCACTGTCAATGACCGAGTAGGCAACGGCACTTCTCATGCTCTAATAGCAGAACTTGAGGATAAAGTGTTGAATGCATTGGGTGCAAATCTTGCATATATGGATCATACTCCATGTCAACTTATTTTTTCGTATTCTGCCACGGCAAATACTGGTTCCGAAACAGAAGCATCGACATCGTATGAGAATTTTGTGCCAGATAAAACCACAGAGTTGACTATCGATGCGGCTATTCGTTCATATTCAAATGAGCAAAACGATCTCGACGGAGATAAGTCGTTTAAAATTCAACTGGGCATGTCATCACAGACTTCTACGGTTTCACCTGTTATCGACCTTAGAAAATGTTCTATGATTGCAATCGCAAATGATGTTAACAATGATGCAACAGACGAAGATATTGGTATCGGTGAAGCAAGGTCTAAGTATGTTTCTCGTCAAGTTGTTCTAGATGACGGGCAGGAAGCAGAAGACCTTAGAGTATATCTAAGTCAGTATGTTCCAAATGGAACAGATGTAAAGGTATATGGCAGATTCCTACATCAAAGTGATCCAGCACCGTTTGAAGAAAAAGATTGGATCGAATTAACAACTACTCCGCCGACTGTTACTTCATCCAGTTTCATTGAGTATACATATGATATTCCATCGACCGAATTGAATGGTGATGGCGTATTGGAATATACCACTGACGGCGTAACTTACACGGGCTACAAAACTTTCGCAGTTAAAGTAGTTCTTCTTTCAAATCAAACCAGTGTTGTTCCAAAATGTCGTGAACTTCGTGCAATAGCTCTACAGGTATAACATGGGACAAAGATATCATCTGGACGACACAACTAAATATGTTAGAGATGGCCATTCAAAAGCCATTATTTCTACCGATGTTGCTGGATTATCAGCATACAAAGCTAGAAAAAACAAAGTTCGAGAACAAACAAATCAGCTTCGACAATTTGAAAATGATATAAATAGTGTGAAACAAGAGATGCTAGATATCAAATTGTTGTTGCAGCAAATATTACAGAACCAAGGTAGATAGATATGGCCACAATTACACTTAGATCCGTAAAGGGGTCGCCACTTACAAATACCGAAGTTGATAATAACTTCAACAATCTGAATACTGACAAGTATGAATCCGGGTCTAATCCCACGTTTGGTAATCTTACTCTAACGGGCGATCTAAAGCCTTCCATCTCGGCTACTGTTTCTGCGGCAGGAACAAACCAGTCTGGAGCAACAGAACTTTCGGATGTTTATAATATTATCACTACAGTGGGTTCTGGAGCAGGTGTCAAACTTCCAACAGCCGAAGCCTCGTTGACCTATACACTTGTTAATACTACTGCAACAAATCTACTAGTTTATCCAAACGTATCAGACAAGATTAACGGCGGAACGGTTAACGTTGCTGTAACGGTGGCTGCTGGATCATCTGCCACTTTTGTTGCTAAGGATGCTACAGATTGGTATTCACTTACACCTCTGTTGGTATTTGATTCGAGCGGCACTAGACTAAATTAAGGCTATAAAAAATGAACCCGTTAAAGCTCAAAGCATCTGCTACACCGATTACTTCTGCAAACTTTCAGGGTTTGCAGACCATGTCAAATACGGAAGTCAAAAATTATATTGCAAATAAAATCACAGTAGGATTTGCTGGCGCGGCAAGCAATGGTTCTAATACGGCTGACCTTAATATTGATACAGCAAACGCACTTTCTGGTACCGCAATCGGCACTTTTGCTGATACGGATAGAACAGAAGCGACTGGTACTCACCCAGCTACTGGTGCTATAGCCACCGTAACGTATTATGCAAAGCAAATTACTGCTGAGGATGCTGGTACAATCACAAACCGTCCTTTGCAATATGACACTGCAATTCAGCAAATGACAGACGCTCAGATCCGCAATGATATTATTGACCAAGCGGTCACAGCAATGGTTACTGAATCAGAGTATACTGCGGGACAGTATCGTCTTGCTGGCTCGGCGCCAAGTGGCGGTACATGGACCTCACGTTACACCATCACCGATGTTGCAAATGGTGGTAACACAACTTATTATATTTGGCAGAAGACTGCGGCTACAACATCACCGAATGCCGATCTTCGTCCACTGAAAACATATAGTGGCAATAACGTAAAGCAAATGACCGATACTGAAATTCAGGAAATGATTCCTTATTTCAGAAATCGTATTATCAGCACCAGTATTGGTACATATAAGATCCAAGCATCATCGCCATCTCCTGGTACTTGGGTTAGCATGGGTTCAGCTTCTGATACTCGTGAACAAGTCGCGTCTGAAAACTATACCGGCGCCTATAGTGGTACCAGAACATATTCTAATGCAGCATATGCTGGAACTAGAACATATACCCCGGCGGGATATACAAATACCTTTGCCGGAGGCAGAACTTACAGCACAACATATGCTGGGTCTAGAGCATTTTCTGGATCTTATGTGACTAACTTCTCTGGTACTAGAACGTTTGCAGGTTCTAGAACATATTCTGGATCTTATGCAACCAACTTCGCGGGGACTAGACCCTTTGCAGGTTCTAGAACATATTCTGCCAGCTATATTCTATATTACGGTGGTTTTATTGGTGGTACATTCGCTGGTTCGCGCACATACTCAACCAGCTATGTATCAGCATCAACCAATTTTACCGGAACATTTGCTGGTACCAGAACATATTCGAATGCAGGATATGTATCGGAACCAACAAATTTTGCCGGTTCATTTGCTGGTTCTAGAACTTACTCCGCCAGTTATTCTGGCTCCAGAACTTATTCTGGCACATATGCAAACTCATTTGCCGGTTCAAGAACATATTCGGGTGGGTATTCTGGCTCTAGAACCTATTCTGGAACATATTCTGGTACATATGCGGGCGATACAATTCAAGCAACTAAAGATACAGTATCAACAGTATCTCTTTGGATTCGTACCGCTTAAACTATACTATATACTTTATATTATTTCTTTTTATGGAGAGTTGAATGATTGTGAATGAAGACGCCATCGTATTGGATTCGGCCATCATTGCCGAAACAAAAGACTACGAAGAACCCTTTTGGCTAAATAAAGAACTACAGCAAGTAATGGTAATTATCATCTATCCAGATGGTAAGAGACTGCCAGCATCTGTGTCGGGTGAAGGTGGCAATCCAGACTATATTGCTATTATGGAAAAGTTTACTGAAGAAGATATTGATGAAAATACTCGACTTCGCGAAGAGCGCCGCACCGAAGAAGTTCGCCAGCGCATGGAAAGATCGAAGGTCGATCTACAGCGCCGTAAAGATGAGACTCTTTTCGAAGCTAAGTTAGAAGCCTTCGAAGTTCTTACCATCAAAAATTCAACTAACAAGGTAATGAAAACTAAGATACGTAGATCGAAGTCTGCGCTTGAAGTTATGGCATATGCTACCATGCTGATCATGGAAGAAGAAAAGAATGCAGAATAACGGATTCGTTTATGTAGCATCGCTTCGTAGAGGTTACTATAGAGCCGCGAAAAACTCTGCACTATCACTTCTAGACTATTGGCCAGAAGCAAAGATTACTTTATTCACTCATGCAGAATGGATAGAACCAGGTGATGAAGAAATCTTCGAGAACATTATTACAGATGGTGTTCCATATCACAAGAGAGCCAAACTCTGGGCGCTAGATAAAACTCCATATGACTTGACAGTTTATATGGACTGTGATACAGAAGTTCAACACGACGATATTCTAAAAATCTTTGATCAGATTCCAGATGATATAGATGTGATTTTTACAGCAAATCGTCCATATAATGCAGCCCTAACAAAGCTATCTGATACAGAAGAAATGACCGAGCATTGCGGTCTATTCGTCTACCGCAATAATTCACAAACACTGAAATTGATGGGCGCTTGGTGGGGCGAATATTGTAAGCAGAATGAACCTAGTTATGATAGACAACACTATCCAAAAGAAGCACTACAGTGGGACACATTTACAATGTGGCGCTTATTGACATACGGGGATATGGGTGTAAAAACAGGAAGATTTCCTGATCCAGATGCAAGGTGGAATTTTGTCATCGGGTACAAACAAGAAGAATTGCAAGGACAAGAGATTGTCATCTATCACTACACGTTGCCGTCATCCGTATTGGACAAATAATGAAGGTTTCTAAAAATATTAATCCAGAACTTCTGGAAATTCTTACTCCTTATGCGGAGTGGTTCTTCTCACAAACAGACCACGACAAATTGAGAGAGCCAGATAGGCGTCGAGGATTTGATATCGACACTGGCACTTCTGAAAAGTATATGAATGAGTTAGTCGGTAAAGATGGTGAACATGAGGGGTATCCAGAAACCGCTTTCTGTTGTGATATCGGAATGGTAGATTCTGTCCCGACCACTCACCGCGAGAAGCAACAGAAACTCAATCGTGAATTAATTTCGTTTCTAGGTGCCAAAAACAATGCGGTTCATGTTTATTATCCAGAAAATGGATTTATGGGCTGGCACACAAACTGGAATGCAAGCGGCTACAACATTCTTCTTTCTTATAATACAGAAGAGAATGGCGGCTACTTTAGGTATCTAGATCCAATAACAAAAGAAATGGTCACTCTTTGGGACCCCAAGGGTTGGTCTGTCAAGGTCGGTTACTTCGGTAGGCGTAGTGAGACTGATAAGGTCTTCTATCACTGTGCTGGGAGCCGAAGCAAGCGCCTCACTCTCGGTTATGTCGTTCCCCATGAGGACCTCTGGAAATCAATGGTTGAAGATATTACGGGTGTAGATTTCACCGAACTTTAATCTTTTGACGTTCTTTGTTTTTCGCTAGAAGTTCTTCTAGAATAGTCAAACTTTCGTGCATCTTTTCAATTTCGTCTAGCATCTTTGGAACGGCAACCGATGCTTGGTAGATAATTGCCTGTTCGTAGTTCGCCTGAGAAACGGTAGCAAGTTTGATTCTTCTGCGTCGAAAGAAATCTTTTACTTTACTAAGTAAAGTAGGTTTTCTTGCCTCAACCATATTCAACTGAGTGACTTGTCTGTCAGTTGCCTGTTGTCGCGCTTTTACAATCTGATCTTCCCTTGCCTTTTCTGCCACTTCTTTTTCTCTGGTAAGTTTTTCATTTTCGTCTTTAATTGCTTGCAACTCTTCTAGTAATTTTGGATCTGTTACATGAACGGTTTCTATAACTGTTTCTGTTACTGTCTCAATTTTCACAGGAGGGTTTTCTAAAATCTCTTTTGCTTTAGCAACTGTTTCTGCTGCCACTTTTGTTTCTTCTTCTACTGCAAGTTTTTGTCTCTGTAATTCTTCATGTTTTTCTTGAGCGATTTTTTCTCTATCAAGTTCTTCTTGAGAAGGTTCATCAATCTCAACTTCAATAATTTCTTCTTGGAAGTTTCCATTGGTCCACTCTTCAACAACTATTTCTTCAGGAGGAGGTGGTAGTGATACTAAAGGTTCTGGTATATAATCCTCGGGTGGAGGTGCAACAACTCTCGCTCTTCCCATATTACTTCCTTCCTATGACCATAAATCTATCAAAGTCTACTTTACCATCCCAAGACCAATAAAACTGATTAATGTTTCCGCTATACAGAACGTCTTTAACCCCGACATTTTCTATGTGATCTTCAAGGGTCGGAACACAATTGATGCCATACATTTCGCGAAACACATTAGATGATTGACACGCAAAAATACAATCTGAATTTGCAGTAGTCATATTCTTCAAAGGGTACATGGTTTCACAACCAAGTGAAATTACCACATCTGTGTTTAGCGAATTGATATCGTGGTATGCAAAGGGTACATCCCAATTAAGGTGGCTGAGTTCGATATCTTTTTCTGTATAATACTTATTGAAAACCTTAGATAGTTCTAAGGCATCTTTATCAATATCAATTAGGTTCAACTTCTTTACACTTAGATTTTCGCATAGCAGTGGAACAAGAGGAAATCCTAGCCAAGAGTTTAGAATTGTTATATCAAGTTTTTTGGTAAAGTCAACATGTTTTTTCAGTTCTTCAACTAACCAAATGGCGGCATCCATCGTATTAGGATTTAAAGACTTACGAAAATCTTCATGCTTCCATGGCATTTCATGGCTGATCTTTTCTAGACCTTCACCCCAATTACGGTAATTATTCAAAAAATTATAGTTTAGCATCTTGTGGTCTTTCCATTGAATCATACAAACAAATTAGTGGCTGTTCTCTGAGAACTTGTTCTCTAGTATCGGCAGGCCACATATACCCATAATTATAACTGTATACCCAGCCGTCTGGAAAATAGTCTATTTTTAAAAGACGTTCTCTTTGATGACCGAACATGTTATCGAGACCCCGATAATAATAAAACATCTGGTCAGGGTAATCTCTAACGAACTTGGTGATTTTATCAACATCTAATTTGTCATTCCATCTTAACACACTTGAATTCAAGTCTGTATACTTATGAGGAATATCTTTAGTATCGATTTTCATTTTGTTTAGGTTGTGCCAATGAGTTCGAATGAAAGTAAGTTTATCTTCTGGATCATGTTCAACGATACAATCGATGTTTTGTTGAATGTCAATATCCAAATCAAAGAATAATTTCTCACCCTGTTTACGAATAAAATGTCGATCAAACAAATATAACTTGTTCCACCACTTCTCATAATAGTTGTCTGTAGGCAAAGGAACAATGATTATTTCTGGGTTCAATCCCACTTCATGTTCCGTTATGCAGTGAAATTCAAACTCACCCGTAATATGCTCCTTACACTGCTCGAACAATTTATTGACATACTCAGGACCATATTTGTATCCCCATTTCACTGTGTAGATATCAATCATTAAATATTCCAATGTTCTAATAAGTCTGGATCAACGAGCGTTTCTTGTTTTACTTTACCTCTGTGATTGTCTTGAAACGGCAATAAGTCCACGTTGAATACACAAAGAATGCAGTCTTTTCTATATTTAGCGACTTCTAAATCACCTTCTTGCCAGTCTCGACCTCTATTGTATGAGTATGCAAAGGTATTAGGAAAATGTTTCCATAGAGGAGTATTACTAAAGTCGCCCCATCGCCAACTGTGATAATTATCTGTGCCGTCTGTAAAGGTAAACCAAATACGCTCTTGATGTTCTAGGACATCCTGCCAAATACATTCGGTCTGATCATCTGACCACACCATGCAACTACCATTAGTATATGCACCATGTGACAACTTAAAGTTACGAGACTTCATGGGGCGAGGGTCTTGCCACCATGAACGCAACTTGGTGGGATTCTCTAGGTCATAAGTGATGATTGGCGACAAATCATTTTGTATGATAACATCAAGGTCGAAAAAGACAAATCTTCCAGTGGGTTTATCGTCTGCGAAGTTGTGTGTATTGAAGATGAACGTCTTTGGCCTGTCCCAACAACGTGCCATACCGTATTTGAAATCCTCTGAACCGAACCAGTATTTGGGATGAATGTCGGGAATGTCTGGAAAGTCGATGACTTTAATCTCTTCGTCAAATCCTTCGCTATTATCGGTATAGCAATAGAAATGGAACTCAAAATTATCTGGAGTATGCTTCTTTGCCATCCTATAAAGACGATTGACAAACTCAGCATCGTATTTGGTGCCCCATTTACAACAAACGTAATTTACTCGTATTTTCATTTTGCGTTCCACAATCTAATAATATTTTTATCCTTACACTCTGCCAATTCTACGTGATCTTTCGTAGAGGGATGAGGTACGTTATCTGTATTGAACAGGCAGATTTTAGCATCATCCCTAAACTTGAAACGATCTGTGTCGCCGGGATGATATCTTCCTCTATTCCAAGAATATAACCAATGATCTGGAATGTTTTTCCAGAAGTCTCTTTGTCTCCAGAAATGGTAGTTGTCTGTTCCCTTAAAGAAAGTTTTGAAAATGATTTCGCTTTCTTCCCAAACGTCATAATATATATGCTGGCACTGGCCGTATGACCACAACATCATACTGGAATTGTAGTATGTGCCCCGAGTTTCAATGAAGAATCTTTCGTCCAGTTGACCATCTGGTTGCCATAAACTATGTGCAATTCTAGGCTTCTTGGCCAGATCATCTATTTCATCAATGTTATTTTGAATTACCACATCCAAATCTAAGTAACAGAATCGATCTTCATATTCACAGTCTATCCATTCTTCTGAATTGAAGACTAGAAATTTTGCCCTATCGAAACAGTATTCTTCTTTACCGTAATAATATTTAGGATGCAGGAGATCGTCATCTGGAATAGGAACGACTTCAATATTCTTATTAATCTTTTTTACATCATCGGTATAACAAATAAATCTGAAATCTTTAGTGTAGTGCTTCTTTACCATTTTGTAAAGATTGTTCACATACTTTTCAGAATATTTGTCACCCCATTTAATTGTTAGAAAGTTCATCATATTTTTTATCATATCCTGGAAAATAATCTAAACCATTGAGTAAACATACTGTATACTCTGGTCGGTATCTGTCTACAATTCTCTTCTCTGGGTCGTAGTAGTCTGCACCATAGAGAAAAGAATAAAACTCGCCTTTTGGAAACCACTTAAAATCAAACTTCTCATGCCATAAAAATCTATCGTCGCCCCAATACTTAATCATATAATAGTCCATGTCCTTTTCAAAATGTTCCCAAATCTCTTTGGCTTTTGAACTACCAGAGCGCCATAGGACAGCACTAGAATTATAATTACTCAAGTATTGTTCGCTGTAAGAACTCGCTTTTTTATCTACCCAACTTATATCCTTCCAATAAGTATAGCATATAGTTGGGCGTTCGTCAAGATAATTCCATAAATTATCGACATCTTTTTGTATTCTAATATCAAGGTCGAAGTAAAGAACATCACCCAAGTCTTCAAGACCATACATCCATATTTTAATGAAAGTCCCGTCAACATCTTCTGGTAATGGAATTATTTTAACTCTGGGATCGAGGGTAGTATCGTCGGTTATACAGGCGTAATTATACTTGCCACCAGTGGCTTCGATGATACGATCTACATCTTCTTTGGAATATTTTGTGCCATATTTTAGCATCAATATCGTTTTCATAGTTCACCTAAAATTATAAATAAGTTCAAATACATTTATAAGGGTTCTTATGGCGCAGGTTCAAAATATTTATATTGATCAAGGAACGACCTTTAGTTTTGCTATAGAAGTCAGTGATCAATACGGAGATGCGAAGGATCTCTCTGATTATACTGCCGCATCTCAGATGCGCAAGTCTTTTTATACAAACACCGCAATAGATTTTACCGCCGCTATTACTTCTCCCTTAGATGGAGAAGTAACTATATCTTTGACGGCAGAAGAAACTTCCGAAATTAAAGCAGGAAGATATGTTTACGATATTGAAGTGGTGAGTGATGAAGAAACTATCAGAGTTCTCGAAGGAATTGTAGTAGTTAATCCAGAGGTAACAAAATAATGGCTATAAAAGTAACCGTTCCAAATTCTAAAACTATAAATACGAGTATAGTTAGCGGCCGCGGTTCACAAAAGGTGGAGACTTTGGCGAATGTTGACGCAGCAGGATTACAGGATGGATATACATTGATTTATAACTCAGAGACACTAAAATGGGAAGCAGTAGATCCTTCCACCACCGTTGCACCTTCGTCAATTGATGGCGGAACGTATTAATAATAAAGACAATAACCAAAAAGGAATAGTCTAAAATGTCAACAATTATTCAAATTAAAAGAAGTTCAGGCGTAACTGCTCCTGCAACCACTGATCTCCTAGAAGGCGAAATGGCCTATGCACAGGACGCCAGCAATAGCGGCGTAGGTGCGAAACTATACATCGAGTCAGTGCAAGGCGGAACTGCCGCAATTCATGCTGTTGGTGGTAAGTATTTCACAGACAAGGTTGATGCCCGTCTTGTGGATGCAACTGCAACAGTTGGTGGCAAAGCAACCTTTGCTGAAGGAACAAATAATGGTTCCAACAAAGTAACTCTGAAGGCGGCTGATACACTTGCCGCTGACCTTACTCTGATCCTTCCAACCGCAGACGGTACAGATGGTCAGATCCTTACCACAAACGGTTCAGGTCAACTCGCATTCGCTTCTCCTGCTTCGTCATCATTCACAATCAGCGACAACCAAGGAGTTCCTAATACTGATTCGTTCGCGACAGGCGGAACGCTGACTTTTGCTGGTACTGCTGGTATCAAGACAACCATTACAGACAATACAGTTGGTATCGTTGCTGATATTACTGGTGCTACTGCTCTGACATCACTTGCTGATGCGGACGAGTTCCTTGTTTATGATGCTTCGGCAACTGCAAACAAGAAGATTACTGCTGAAGATATTGGCGATTACATCTATGCTGCCGTTTCTGGCGATATTACAATCAGTGAATCCGGTGTTGCCTCGATTGCTGCTAACTCGGTTGCTCTTGGAACTGACACAACTGGTAACTATGTTGCTACTGTTTCTGGAACTGCAAACCAAGTTGCTATCACAGGTTCAGGTTCTGAAGATGCTGGCGTAACTGTTGCTCTTACAGACAACGTTGTTCTTGTTGGTGACCTAACAGTTGGTGGTAACGACATCAAGGCATCTGGCGGAACAACTTCTATCACTCTTTCGGGTGCAGATGTTGCCGTTGCTGGCGACCTGACAGTTACTGGAAATGACATTAAGTCATCTTCTGCTACTGCTATTACGCTTGATGCTGCAAACGTTGCTATTGCTGGCGATCTTACTGTAACTGGTAATGACATTAAGTCATCTACTGCTACTGCTCTGACACTTGACGGCGCTGACGTTACTGTTGCTGGCGATCTTAAGATCGGCGGAAATGACATTAAGGCATCTGACGGAACTACTGCTCTTACACTTTCGGGTGCTAACGTTACTGTTGCAGGAAACCTAACAGTTTCGGGAACAACAACTACTGTTAACTCGACAACTCTAACTGTTACCGATCCTCTCGTATTCGTTGGTAACGACAACAATGCAACCGACGCAGTTGACATCGGTCTGTTCGGTATGTATGATACCAGCGGTTCGCTAGACCTTTACTCAGGTATCTTCCGTGATGCTTCAGACGGTAAGTGGAGACTCTTCAAGGACTCACAAGCTGCTCCAACAACAACTGTTAACACAGCGGCAACTGGTTATACCATTGCTACTCTTGTTGCTAACCTCGAAGGCGGAACTATTGCTTCGCTTGCTTCGGCAATCACTGTTCCAAACGGTGGTACTGGTGCGGCAACGTTTACTGCTAACGGCGTTATGTTCGGTAACGGCACTTCTGCACTCGGTGTTACGGCTGCTGGAACTGCAGGCCAAGTTCTTCTATCCGGTGGTTCAGGTGCTGCTCCTTCGTTCGGTAATATCGACGGTGGAACATACTAATAAATAGATGAGAATGGGGTGGGATTGTCCCACCCCAACTCTGTGGAGATACATAATGGATCAAACTAAGTTTATCAATTCGTATATTAATAATCTGGCCGAACAACTTAAAACAATTACTCTTGATAATATCATGGTAAAGACCCAGTTAAATTTAGCAAACGAGACGATGGCTGAATTGACAGCCAAGGTACAGGAATTAGAAGAGGCATTAAATCTTGCAACTGCTACACCTGTAAAGAAAGCCGCTAAGTCCGACTGGGAAGAATCGAACTTTACAAAAGACGGATAGGATTGATGAATGGCAACAGTAGTTCAAATCAAAAGAAATGAAACCGGGGGCGCGGCCCCAACTGGTGCCGATCTGGCAATAGGCGAACTTGCGGTAAATTTAACAGACAAGAAAATTTTCTCGAAAAAAACTGATGGTACTGTTGTTACTCTCGGTGGAGTTGAAGTTAATGATGGTGGAGCGAACACGGGAGTGGCAACAATTTCATTCGCGGACACCGTTTTCGGCGATTTCGCTGTTGATACCACAACCACTCCAGGTGTCGCGGTCGTTCGCCTAAATCAAAACGCAGATTTAGATTACGGGTTAATTACCGATAATGTTTTTGCGTATAACTCAATTGATTACGGGAGTATCTGATGGCTGCACGAGTTAAACTGAGAAGAGGTACTTCAACTCAACACAATACCTTTACTGGTGCAGAAGCAGAAATCACCGTAGACACTACAAACAATTCTATAAGAGTGCATGACGGATCAACTGCTGGTGGACATGAGTTGTTAAAAACTACTCTAGCAAACATAAAAGACGGTGCCATTCTTGATGGTGGAACATATACTACCTAAAAAGGGTGGACTAGGAGATACAAATGGCAACGATTTTACAACTTAGAAGAGGGACTACTACCCAGCATAATACCTTCACAGGTGCTGTTGGTGAAGTCACGGTCGACACAACAAAAGATACAGTAGTTGTTCATGATGGTACTACCGCAGGTGGTAAACCTCTGGCAACAGAAGCATTTGTTACTTCAGCAATTCAGACTAAAGATAACAGCGACGAGATTACAGAAGGTGCTACAAATCTGTATTTCACTGATACTAGAGCAAGAGCGGCAGTATCGGTAACAGATTCCGGTGGTGATGGTTCACTTGCATATAATAGCACAACGGGTGCAATTACTTACACTGGTCCAAGCGCAACAGATGTTCGCGCCCACTTTAGTGCAAGCACTGGTATTTCTATTACCTCGGGTGCAATTTCAAGCACAATCACACAATACACCGATACTCTTGCAAGAGGTTCTGTATCGGTAACAGATAGTGGTGGTGATGGTTCATTAGCATACAATTCCACTACGGGTGTAATAACTTATACGGGGCCATCTGCTACCGATGTTCGCGCCCACTTTAGCGCCGGAACCGGTGTTACTATCACTGATGGTGCTATCGCAACAACAATCACACAGTATACAGATGCTCTTGCGCGTGGTGCTGTATCTGTAACAGATAGTGGTGGTGATGGATCACTAGCATATAACAGCACAACTGGTGTGATCACATATACTGGTCCAAGTGCGTCAGATGTTCGCGCTCACTTCAGCGCTGGAACTGGTGTTACTATCACTGACGGTGCAGTTGCTATTGGCCAGGCAGTTGGAACTGGATCTAACGTTACATTCAATGATTTAACTGTTAGTGGTAATCTAACTGTTTCCGGAACTACGACCACAGTAAACACCGAAACAATCAATCTTGCTGATAACATCATTACTTTAAATAGTAATGAAGCGGGAACTCCATCACAAAATGCTGGTATTGAAGTCGAACGTGGTACTTCCACTAACGTTGCTCTTCAATGGAATGAAACTTCCGATGTTTGGGAATTTACAGTAGACGGAACTAACTACATTCCAGTTGTTGGTACCACATCAACCCAGACTCTAACTAACAAGACTCTAACAAGTCCAACACTAACGACACCAGCATTAGGCACTCCTGCTTCTGGTGTAATGACCAATGTAACGGGCACAGCATCTGGATTAACTGCGGGTAATGTAACAACTAACGCAAACTTAACGGGGCATATCACATCGGTAGGCAACGCAGCGGTACTAGGATCATTCACTTCTGCTCAACTACTAGCAGCCTTAACTGATGAAACGGGTAGTGGTGCTGCTGTTTTTGCCACAAGTCCAACACTTGTTACACCGACTCTTGGCGTGGCGACTGCTACATCTGTCAACAAGGTTGCGATTACTGCACCAGCAACTAGTTCCACGTTAACAATCGCTGATGGTAAAACATTAACAGCGTCAAACACGTTAACATTTACTGGTACGGATTCTTCATCAGTTGCTTTCGGTGCTGGTGGTACAGTTCTCTATTCGGGTGGTGCGCTTGGCACTCCATCTTCTGGTACATTAACAAATGCTACTGGTCTACCAGTTAGCGGTATTACTGCTTCCACTTCCACTGCATTAGGTGTTGGTAGTATTGAATTAGGACACGCTACTGATACTACTTTAACACGTTCATCTGCGGGTGTTCTTGCTGTTGAGGGTGTGGTTGTTCCAACTATATCTTCTACCAATACCTTAACAAATAAAACAATCAGTGGCGCATCAAATACT